CTCTATAATCTTCTTTTTCAGTTCTTCGTTATTCATAATTTATACCTCGTTTCCCCAACAATCCCAACCTTCTACATATTGACGCGCAAAAAGTTCTATGCGTGGCAAATCACCAAACAATTTCACAATTCTATTTCTTATTTCTTGAGGCTTTTTGCTATGTTGTGTTCTTTCTGATTTACAAAGTTGTAAAACATTATTTGATTTTTTATACTGCAACATTTTTCCTTTTGTTCCAAGTAAACATAATTCGCAATTTTTCATAGTCCATGCTCCGAGAGTAAACAACTCATTTCCTTTATTGCTATGCTTGCTCCAAACAAAAGCAACGGTTTTATAGTTAAATCCCCATGATTCCATTAACTCGATTGCTTCTTTTATATGTGCATCTGTTGTCCACATAAAAATTGCACAATCATTTTCTGAAATGGATTTTATGTCCCACTTTTTCATTTCTTTTGTTTTAGTTGTTATATATTCTTCGTGTAACGAATGAAATCTTGTTCCGTTTGTTTTTTGCAATTGTTTACTTGAAAAATCCCACGGGGGGTCTGCATAAATAATTTTATATTTATTTTCTGTATTAAAAATATCTACTTTCATTATTTCCCTCCCTGTTTGAAAATATCAAATATCTCAACCCCGTATGTTTTTGCAAAAGTATCAAGCGCCGAAAGATTGATTTCGACATTTCCCGTTATGAAATTCATGTTCACAAGATTTTTGTAAATCCATGAGAAAATTTCTTTCGCTGTTTTATTCACCGCCGCTTGCACGTCGCTGTATCCTGCATCTACTAATTTCTCTGCCATAGGACGTAAAGAGCAAGATTTTTTACTGTGTGTATAACATGATTCGCAGTAATGACAACCGCCTAATATTTGAGCAATCTTCTCAATTTCTTTTTCCTTATCCATTTTTCCTAAACCTCAATCCGTTGTATAGTGTGTTGTGCCGTATGCTGTACCTTATCTTCGGTATAGGCGTTTCATATACTTTGCTCGCCTCATATACGTCCTTACATTCGCCGAGTTTATTATCGTCGTAATCATAGACATATACTTTGTCTGTGTTCGCTTCATTCATTTCTTTTTCCACTTCTTTCCATCGTTCGTTAGAATCAGAAATAGCGCGTTTGCATTCATTCAGAAAATCTTCATTTAGTGTCATTTTAGTATTCCCCTTTTTTAATATTTAATCGGTGTTTTGTTTGCGTAGTTAAAGATTTTTCTATTCCCCACTTTAATCTAAACAATCTTGCCCATAAAAGACTTTGAGAAATATTATATATATTGCTCCATTCTGCTAACGTATGAGTTTCTCCATTATATATTATATATTTGTTATTTCTACGATTATTTGCTTGTTGCTTCTTGGTAGTCCATCTACAATTTTCAGGAGAATAATTACCATTTACGTCTATTCTGTCAATAGAACAATTATCTCCATTTTTTGTACTATCATAACCATTTTCTATTGCCCAATTATAAAAACTTTTGAAATCGTTTAACCACTCATCACAAATCTTAATACCTCGCCCACCATAATCTTTATACGATTTGCAGTTCTTGTTATAACATCGTTCGTGCATTCTTCTAAACACTTTATAAAGTTTAGTATTATAAAGATTATGACGAGAAGCATTTCTTCTCTGTATTTCTTTTTGTAAGCATCCACAACTTTTTGTTTCTCCAATTTTTAAGCTGTAAGCGTTTACGGCTACAACATTACCGCAATCGCATTTGCAATTCCAAAAAGTTTGTCCATTTCTTGTTTATGCTCTTGATATTACAGTTAATCTTCCAAATCTTTTTTGAGTTAAATCTACTAACTTCATAAAAATAAATATCTCCATTCACGAATCCGGGCTTTTGTCATTAAAACTTTTGCATACAGCGGAAGTCTTTGCAACTCTTCCAACTCTTTTTTCGTAGGCATATCTCACCTCTCTACGTTTAACATTATATCACTTTGTTTTACGAAAGTCAACAGTTTTTTCAAATATTTGAGTAAAAAATTTTACAGTAAATCCCAAATACTCATTTGAGATGTTACGGAGTTAAACCACTCTGTTCCTTTCTTAAAATATTCTTCGTCAATTTCAAAACCAATATAATTTCGCTGCATTTTGTGGCAGGCAATTCGCAATGATTGACTTCCGGCAAAAGGGTCTAAAACCAAATCTCCCTCTTTCGTATAAAAGTTCAATAACTTTGTCCATAATTGCGTAGGTTTTTGTGTGCTATGAAATCTATAATCTTTATTACGCATATCTCCTTGCAACATACCGTTATAAAGATAATTAAATACTCTTGCTACTCCTTTGCTGCACCATGCTAATTCACAGTCGCCAAAATCACATCTATCTTTTTCATCATATTGTCTTTTATTCCATACTATCCAACTTTTTGTAGGTGCTAAAATATCTGTGTAATAATTCCCCCCGAAAATTATTTGTTCGTTGCTACAATCCATTATTAAATCGAAATATTCTTTTGAAATTCTTTCATTATCCCATTTCCCTTGCCCACGATAATCTCTTGTCTTTGCTTGCGCTTTCCCATTTCTAACTATACCTTGTTTTGTATAAGCCATTTTCCCTGTGCTAATACCATACGGCGGGTCTGTAATACACCAATCAGCTTTAATTCCCTGTTCTATCATGAGTTGCATACCTTCGATACAATCCATATTGTAGCAATTATTTGGTTCTATTTTCATTTTAATCTTTTCTCCCTAATATCACATTGTAAACATAGTCATCTGCCCGTTCGCAAGAATATTATCAAGCCTGTTCTTTGCTATATCACACCATTTCTTTTCTATTTCAAACCCGATATAGTGTCTGTTGAGGTTTTTAGCAGCAACAGCCGTTGTACCGCTCCCTATAAACGGGTCAAAGATAATATCGTTTTCTTGTGTAGCGTGTAATAAATGTTGTTCTATAAAAGGAATAGGTTTACAGCATGGATGTATAAACTTATCTTTATCATTTACGTTAAGAGAGCTTAGATAATATTTATGTTTAAATTCATATCCATCGTTTAATTTAAGTCCTTTTTCTCTCATATGAATACAGTACTCTATATCTGGTAACCATATATTATTTGTAGCAGGAGTAGGATTTGTTTTGCACCATACAAGTATATCATAATTATATTTATGGCTTATGGCAAAATTTAACATTTGTGAAATTTGCATTTTGCTGCACCATATAAAAGCATTAAACATTTTACTAATGCGAATAAATTCATATAAGATAGTATTATCTATTCCATCTGTAATAGAAGATAACTCTTCCTTTCTGCTTTTTAGCCTTTCCCCTAATTCGCTATGCCCTACTCCCCCTTTTACATATAAATACGGTATATCCGTGTATATACAATCTATACTTTTATCCGGTATATCTTTAATTGCTTTATACGCGTCTACGCAATATATATTATCGATTTCGTATTTCATAATTACCTCTATTTAATAAAAAACCCTCTGCCCGCGCGGTGGCAGAGAGCCAAACCCTTACACGAATAAGACCGCCCATTTAGGGCAAAAATTTAATATATATTCACAACGCGCCGCGCCGCGATTGTGTCTAATCAACTGGATATTTCATTCCGAATTTATCGCCTAAAACGAACAAATGCTTCCAATTTTCAGCGAGAGCTTCATCCTCATACGTCCAATCATTTGCAAAACCTTCTTCCGTAGTGAGCATATATCTTGCGTCGCTTTCCCACCATGTTACAATACCATATGCGCCTAACACATCGTTTCCGTTGTCATCTTCGCAATAATCACCTAAATAATCTCCTTCAAAAATTTTAATACCATTTGTATCTACTTTCCCCGTCCATTGTCCTACGGTTTCTGGAATAACCTCTGCACATACTTGTTTATTGTCTTTGTTGTACCAAATCTGATGTTCTTCTCTATAAGACGGATTGCTAACTAATCCATAAGAGTGAACGTCTTTGACATAATATCCATACACCCATTCGCCGTTATCAGCACGTTTTCCCCTATATAATGCGTTAATCATGCTATTTCTCCTTATTCTTTTTATCTCCGTCTATCGGCAACATATAAGTCCTCGGCTCGCCGTGTTCGTCGAAATATTCAGGATGTAATATTATCGCGGCTTTCCGAGGCAGACATGTCCCGTCATCAAAGCCAAGTTCAATATTTCCACTCCAACCCATGCACCAACATACAGGCTTATCCATTAGTCTCCAAAAACCCCCTTATATTATCCCCGATTTCGCTTATAGCAATAATTTCGAAATCTGTTTCGCGTATATATTTTACAACAAATTCAAGATTATTCTCTGGGACTAACTTTTTTATTATGTTATCATTTGGAGCAAGTAATGCTACAAGATACCATTGCTGTTTATCAGGAATATGCTCTATCGGTTCATTAAAAAACTCGCTCATGCTGATTTCAAGCGCGTCGCAAATTTTTTGCAGCGTTTGCACATTCATATCTGTCTTGCGCAGTTCGATATGATTATATCCTGTTTGAGATATTCCAGACAACTTTGCAAGTTTACACATAGAATATCCTTTTTCCATGCGTAGCCTTTGAATCTTTTCAACGATTTGTTCTTTTGTCATGATTATTCCTCCTCTATTGGTTCACAATATGTCCACGGTTGCGGCGGGCGGGTAATATATACGCCGTGGCAAATAAATCCCATTTCACGACACTCCTTTATTGTTCTTTTGGTAAAATTATGTTCCGCAGGATAACTAAACTCTCCCAACTCTTTCGGCTTGTCGTAGATTTTCAAATCGGAGATGTGCCATCCGTAGGCATTAACTCGTGTATCTTTGCGTGTAAGATAAATTATTATATCATGCGCCGTCAAGCACGAATCATCAATTACTGCTTGCGGAATTTTATATCCGCAAGTTTCCTCATAATATGGTACAGGCGTTATATCATAAATCTTATCGCACACGAACGAGCCGATTACTTTTGCAAATCTGTTTTTAAGGAAAGGCAAAAGTTTGAATATCCACTTGTGTTTTGTCATGTACACATACACCTTAAACGGCGTAGGAATGGACGGACGGCTCTTGCGCACTTCGATTGTCTTGCTTCCGTTGAAAATCTTCTCGCACCATTGAGGGCGAAGCGATAGCATAACAGCCTTCATTTTGTTTCTCCTCTTTTCTTCTCGATTTTAAGAAATTTATGGCAAGTTTTTCTATGTCCTACGTTTTCAAAGTTCACAATCATTTTTTCACCTCTCTTTCTCCGAATACAACCCAACCGTCTTTTTGTTCGTAGTTTGTTACATAGGTTATTTCGTATTCTTTATCATTTAACAGATGATACATGGGTTCTCCTAAATTATCAACAACAGCATATATCACTATATCTCCCTTTTGAAACCCTCTGTCGAGATTATTTCTAATCTCAAAAAGTTTATCTCCCGCTAATTTCGCGTTAGCATAACATTCTAATATTTTAAGTTCATGCGTCATTTCTTCCTCCTTTTCGTCCTAACGAGTTCGCAATCGCCGTTACATTCCGACGGGTCTTTCTCACAGTTCAAACAACAATTTATTTTTCGTTTCTGCTCTGCCGTGAGTTCACGCTCGTAATCAACGTGCCACTCAAAGAAAGCAGACTGCGCTTTCTGTGTTAAAAATGCCTTTGCTTTCATTTCGTTTCCTTTATATCCACAAGCTGCGGTGCATTTGCACCTTGCCTGTATACGACAACTTTAATTTCGGGATTATGTTTCCGCAAGTCTTTTTCAAGAGAATCAGTATCGACAGAGCCGTCCTCACAAAATAAGAATTTCGTATACGGCTGTTTCGGTTTACGATTTCTACTCTGCGATACAGTTTTAACGCCGTCATTTGGCTCCTGTGGCTCGAAATTACTTTTCTCGTCTAATCCTTTGGCTTTTACTTCTTCGGGCGTTAGAATTCGAAATTCATCTTCGTTTACGGCGAACGCATAATCTCTTGTATCAAAACCAATCCACATATGTTTCTTGTTTTTGGTTTCAATTTTATTAGTGATATTTTTTACTTGAAATAATGTTTCAACCCAATCCCCTTTTTTAAGCATTTATTTGTCCTCCTTTGGCAAAATCAAGCCGTATTTCACGAACGTAATGGAAAGTCCGTATTCGTCGTATTTTTCTATTCCCCAATCTTCAAGTTGGTAGCATAAAACATCTTGTACGGGTTTCCCGTTGCAAAGCATTTTCTCGTAACCTAAAAGAACCTTTACAGCGTATTCTGCGAACTCTTGGAACGAAGTATCGCGGTAGAACGGAATCGTGATTACCCACGTTTGCAGGCGATGGTTTTCTAATACTTTATCTTCCGAACAGATAATAACTTCCGAACCCCAAATATCTTTGTATGTATATTTCATTCCGATACTCTCGCGTTCGAGCGCACTTCTGATTACGTTCTCAACTGACTGAACGCCGTATTTATTCATGGTGTCTATAACTGTCATTTTAGTTCTCCTTAAAAATTTTTAGAATACACCGCCCGACCTGTCCTCGGCACAAATGGCTTTCATATCGTACCTTTCTCTTGGCGGTTCTGCTGCATTCTTGCTTTTGCTCGTACTTTTGCTCGGATTATGCTTGTCATCGTCGTAATATCCGGCGATAATCCGTTTATAATTTCTGATATAAAACGTGATGTACCGCGCAATCTTATCTGTCTGCAAGAATGATTTCGATTTTTCCATGGCAGCATTTAGTTTTTCAAAATCCATGTAACTTAATGCCCCTGCTTCCCGTCCTGTTAAATCTTCGGTCGTAACGTTCCAATGAGAGAAGAAATATTCCTGTGGATTATCTTTTGACGTAACGTGTAACGTATCGTACCACGTTACGGGGGGCGTTACTTCATTGTCATTGTCATTGTCATTGTCATTTTCACCCCCATTTACATTCTCATTAAAATCTTTTTCTTTTTGTGATACTTTTTCTTTTTCACCGATAAGCCTCGGTAAAAATCTTTTAATCGTATCTATCAATGTTTCGCAATCGTGAATGTTATCATATACATACCGCAATAAAGACTTGTCTTTAATTAACGCGAGTTCTTTTATAAGCAAATCTTCCACAGGCTTACCGCCTTTCACGATACTATATTTCAAATAATTCTTGATAGCGACTTCGCTCGTTTCAGTTGAGTACTTGATGATTCCATATCTGTTCTCGAATCTGTCTATCAAAGCAGATACAGCCTCTACTGAATATCCTAACTCAAACGCCATGTGCCGTTTGGTTATTTGATATACGCCAAGTTGTGTTGAGTGAGGGTTCGTTAGCAGATAAAGCATAAAATATTTATCTTCTGGCGTAAACTTTTCTACAACTTTTTCATCGTTCCAAAACGAAGTATCAACAATTCTCTTTACTGACATTATAACGCCTCCGAAATATTATAAACGTACTCAATTCTTCCGCTCTGCGTTTCAGAAGGCATAAGTTTTTCTACCCGTATATATCCAATAGATTTTAGATGCTTTATCCCTGTTTCTATTGCAGAAATTTTATCGGAACACATTGAAAGCAACATAGAATGATTGATTTGTATTCCGTTATCGTTCGCATATTTCAAAACTGATATAATCCCCTTTTCTTTCATTGAAATATGTTTGTCTGTTAAACAATTCTTTTCCATAAATCCTCCTTTAATAACAGCAAAACCCCACGAATACTTGGACTATTGTGGGACAATCCGTTCTTCGTGGGGTTTCGTACTGTGTGTTTGATAAAACCCTCGTGTTCAGTTGTGATACTTGTATTTAGTGTCCCACTTCCAAACACAAGAATTTTACATTAACCATTATACCACAAGGGCAAAGGAATGTCAACGGATTTGTTAAAATTTACTTCTTTTTCTTGGTAAACAAAAACACATACAGCAGATTACATAAAGCGAATCCAAAAGCAAAGGAAGCAATTCCTATTGCCACAACGGACGGAATATCCATTTTATCACCCCAAATTCACGCCATCGTTTTTAATGCGTTCAAACTCTTCTTCGCTTATCATATACTTTCGCCCTACTCTAATTGCTTTAATCTTCCCCTGTCTTATCCAGTTATATACTGTACGAAAATATACGTTGAAAAAATCTGCCACTTCTTTAACTGTTTTCATTTTAATCTCCTTTTACCGTTGCAGGTTTTCAACAGCGGTTTTTCTGCTGCGGAAAATCGGCAAGTTTATATATAGTATTTTTTAACAGTATTCTTTTTATATTCTTCGCTATTAAGAGCGGAATTATTAAAACGGTATTTCTTCTTCACTCTCTTGGAGTTCTTTTAGGAAAGTTTTATCACGGCGTGAATCTTCATATACAGAAAAGTTCACTTGGTATCTCCCGTGGTTTTTAACTTTCTCTATTTTCAAATATCCGTTTTCCTGTAATTCCTTTAATGCGCTTTCTATACGAGTTCTCTTTTCTCCCGTTTCTTTTTGTAATTGTTGAGCAGAGAAATACCAATCGTCTTTGCAACTTAACATATACCATAACAAGCCTCGTGCCTGCAAAGATAATCGTTTATCTCGCGGAACATCATTACACGTTTGAGTAAAATTACCCCCTGTCTTTGGCTTTCTGTAAATCATAGTGCTATCACCTATAAATATATTATAAGGCAAGTTAGAATTTGATAGCGAAATTCAGCGGTTTGCAACCCGTTGTCCTTGCCTTACAAGCATATTATAGCACAAATGCACCATTATTGTCAATCAAAAACAGTAATTATCCGAGATTCTCGCAATCATCGAGCGTGTACTTATCTCTCACGCGGATATATTCGAGTTTCTGCGTGTTGTCCGTCAAAAGTCCGATGAACTGATGTTTGCTCTCGAATACCTTTGCGCTGCCAACATCGTCTACCCATACAGGGAAATCCGATTGGAAAATGTTCTGCAAAGATTCGTTCAAAAGGAAATTGAGCGCAATCTTCTGTCCGAAAGAACACTGCGAGTAATCGCTGCCTTTGTACAGCACCGCGCAGATATTTTTCTGTTCGCCGTCCGTCCTGTTGTACTTGAAGAACTGAAAACTTACGCCGGTAAATTTTTCTTCAACGATTTTGGAAACGATTTCCATTTTCTCGTTGATAAACTGGTTCACCAAATCTTCCCGCTGTAAGCGTTTCTGCTCGGCGATACCGCTTTCCCGATTATTCTCTTTAAGCCTATCGTTTTCAGCCGTTAAATCGGCAACCAGCGGCTCAAAACGCAACTGTGCGTTGATTTCGTCAATGCGATTGGAAAGTTTCTGCTGTTTTGCCCTGATTTCGGAGTTTGCCTCTGCCGTTTTTACCTCGTCCATCTCTTTGCGCAGGGCAGAGATTTGAGATTCGGTTTCAGAGATTTTCACGTCGTAGTTATCGAACTCGGCTTTCATTCCGTCGTACTCGGCTTTGGCTTTCTCGTAGTCCGCTTTGTTTTCGTTCATTATCGCAAGTCCGTTATTTCTGTCGTACACTATGTCTTTGAGTTCTTCTTCATTCGTTTCAAGAAGTTCGAGTTTATTTTTTTCAAACTCTGCCTTGCGTTCTTCGACCTTATCTTCCGAAAGTTGCGCGCCGCAGAATTGACAGACCGTGAGAGATTCGTCAAATTTACGCTTTTCAATTTCGGTTCTCTCGTCTTTTAACTTAACGATTTTTTCGTCGAGTTCTTTCAAATGCGAAATAATCTGCGAATTATTATCACTGTACTGATAAACCTCGCGCTGCTTAATTATAAGTTTGCGGGAAAAATCTGCTTTTTCTTTATTCAGTTCCGTAAGCACCGCATACAGTTTATCGATTTCTTTGCTCTTGGCTGCAACCACTTCGCTTTTCTTCGCTTTTGCAGACGCAGAATCCAACTTGTCGAGTTCTGCGACCGCGGCGTCCTTTTCTTTATGCAAAGCGTCAAAGTCAATCGATTTGTATTCCGCAATCTTATTTGCGTTATTGTCGATAATCGCCATGTTCGCGTCAATCTGCTTTTCAATGGTGCGCTTATCCATAGCGAGTTTTTTCAGAATGTCTATTTCCGTGAGTTTCCTGTCGCGGATAAACTGCTCCTTAATCCAAGCATACTCTTCCTTATCGATAACGCTCTGTATTGCCTTTTCAATTCCGAGAATACGGAACAAGAACTCTCTCTGCTCTTTCCACGTCCATTTTGTCGTGTCCGTAGAATTGAACTTGCGAATATCAATCAGCAGTTCAATGTCCGCATGAGGAATGCCGAACAAATCCTCGATTTTGGAACGGTATTCTTTCAAAGACTTGCAGGGATTTCCGCAGTAAGCGAACGCGCCCACTACGGTGCCGTTCTTACGCATGGACGCGCGCTGCAACGCAAATTCGAGATTGTCTTTCTCGAACACAAGATACACGTCCGTCTTTATCCCTGCAATCAGATTCCTGTCAATCGTCGGCTCGAAGTTCGGAACATCATATCCCATAACCCACTTGTAAGCCTCGAAGATTGTGGACTTACCGCCTCCGAACTCCGCACGAATGATTTCCTGCTTCCCGTCAAAATTATGGCTGTATTCAACCATGTTTTTGAAGTTCTTGATTACAATTTTCTTGATTTTCATAACACTAACCTCCCTGTGTTGTGATTATAGTATATCACAATAGATTGCATTTGTTAACTATTTTATAATAAAAAGTTTATATTTTTTCGTCAGCGACAAGTTTGCCGAAAGCGTCTGTTTTGAGTTTATTGTTTTTCACCAAGTACGACACCATGGCAATGGAGATTTTATATTTCTCGGCATATTCTTTACGGGAGATATAGTTTCCTGTATAACTTGCGTCATAATTCGAGCAGGCGGGTTTTCTTCCTTTTCCGACGGGTTCATCGTCCGTTTCATAGCAAAAAAGCCCGGCATCGTCTATATACAGTCTACCGGTGCAATTCCGCTTTATACGCTGCAAAAACGCCTGCTTTGATATTCCTAAATTCTTTGCTATCTCCGCTCGTGTTTTTCCTTTGATAACCATTCTAAATCTCCTTTATCTTAATGCCGTGTATATAGAGCATGAGTTTCCTCTTTACTTTGAAGAGTGAGTAAGCACCGCCTTCTTTATATCCTTTGACGTCCTCTATTACAGCCTGTTTCGTTTCACAATCTACATAATAAAAGTCAGCAACATAATTGCAAGCGCGCTCTAAAAGCACTCTCTTATGCTCGCCTTTATGTATGCCTTTTGTATATACTTCATCGGTATCCTCGTACTGCGCGGGGATAAGTTCGTATGTCTTTTGTAGTTGTAAATCCTTTATCTTCCCCGCCTGCTCTAACAGCCTTAACTGACTATATCTGCGGCACTCTTTAAGACTGTCAAACTTTATGCCGAGATATGTATATTTTTTGTTGTGGTACTTATTTGCATTATTCCATCGAATCGCCATTGTTATCCTCGTTATATTCGTTTTCAAATGTGCTGGTTATAATACCGTCATTTTCCGCTGTATAAATTTTATATTTGAGTTCTTTACGCTTTATAATCAGTTTGGCAAGCCTTATGATTATTACTGTAAATAATCCGCCAAGTGCGGAAAATACAATAATGCTGACTACTATGGCACCAATAGGAATATCATTGCTCATATATCCTGAATACATAAGCATAAAACCTGCAATATACAGAAAAACACAAAGTGAAAGGTTCATAATTTCAAGACCAATATCCCATTTATTTTCCCGTAAATTACGCTTACATAAGTCAATATAACGTTCTTTTGACATTTCCATAATAACACCTGTTTATTATAACTCGTCTTTGCAGTAGCGGTAGCCCAACCGCGTTGCCATGCCCTCGAACCAAATGGAATCATAAGGGGATAAAGATACATACTTTTCTGGGTGTTTGTCTGAAACATGATTATAATACGCGCATCGGATAGCGGAGGGAATAGCAATAATAATCGGGAACAAAACGCCGAACATTATATTTTGATAACCATGTCCATGCTCGTGGCACTTGACGTGCATGCCGTCCGTTTTATTATAAAAGCAAAACCCTCCGAGCGACACGCCGCCCCAATTCTCGCCGAACTCAAAACAGACGGCGTAATGGAATATATACGGCTTATGCCCCGAAATCAAAAGCGCAAGCGCGCCGATACCGCCTATGATATTCATGATTATGCCCCATGTGAACTGGGCAAGCCAGTATAGAACGCACCGAAAAACTTTCTTTCCTTTTTTATCTTGATACTCTTCCATGTCTGCGTACCTCTCTGTTTAACATGTTCAGTTGCGAAAGAATCGATAGATGTTTCAAAGCCTCGATACGTTTGTTTACGAATCTTTCGATTAACTTATAACTCGTGTTTTTAGATACAAGTAGCACCTTAAAATGCGGCTTGAAGAACTTCGTCTGATGGTCTGAAATCCTGAACGATACCTTATTTTCGTTCTCGTCGGGTTTCAAAGAAATCTGAAAATACACGCTGTTTGTGGATTCGGAAAGTTTGTGCGTGCAAATCACTTTCTTTTGCCTGCATATCTCATAAACTGTCTTTATGATTTTATCTCGGTTCATCTCCAAATTCATATCAAGCCTCGAATTGCATGGTTTTGACGAGTACACCCCGATAATAAAAGTACGCTTTTTTGATTTTGTAATTGATTTCGCAGAGATTCTCTACAAACAGAAAATCGGTATAGTTATGCTTGTAAAGTTTAATATGCTTCCGCGGATTCGATATGATATTATTCATAAACTCCGTCGTGTTCAATCTCGAATCGAGAAATTTAAGATAGTACTCCGTTTCGCGCCGTTTTCCCTGCATGAGCCTGCCCGAAAACTTACCCTGCTCTTCGGGCTTAAAATAGCCGATATTTGGCAAGCATTTGCGCAGCAGGCACATCTTATCGCTGTCGGCTATAAAGTACGAAATATCGTCGATTTCGCGCTCATACGCCGATTCTAAATCGAGATTCATAAAATGTTGTATCTTCGCTTCGCCTTTTTCATTCTTTACTATGAGTAAACTTCTCATATGCACTCCTCCTTTCCGTAATAGTGGGCAATATAATGCCAAAAACTATCCATATAATCCGAATAGCAGCAGTCAATGACAAAACTGTTTTTCTTTTCGGATTGTATCTCTTGTGCTATATCCTCAATGCCGCGCAATCCCGCATGCGTAGCAAGTTTCAATGCTTTACTGTCAATCTTTTTTAGCATTCGGAACCTCCATTAAATCCTGTATTAACTCTTTTCTGAATTTGTTTAATTCGTCTATTGCTTTTTCTAACGATTTATAGAATCTACACCATATCTCTTCGTAATTAGCTTCTACCGTAGCACAATATTTGTAATCAGGGAACTTCTCATAAAATTTGCCTTCGGGATGTTCACGATATGTTATTTTATATTCAACTACGTTATTATCATCTCCGCAAGTGCATTCTATTGTATTAAGCCATTTTTCGGTCTTAAAATCTTTTTCTGTAAGTTCCTTAAATTCCATTCGTTTATACCTCCTCGATTATGTTATTTTGGAATATTTTCAAAAGTTCGCCTGCGACAACATCGAATTTGAGCGTCTGTATATCTCTCGTGCCATGCCCTGAAATGTGTACGCTACGCTCTTCTTCCAGACTGTTTTTATCATGGACGGCGATAGTGATAGACTGCTCGCCGTCCGAGTATGTTTTCATATATCCTCTGAACATATCGGACGAGAAAATCTTATCGTCCACACGCTCGAATCCGTACTGCTTTAATACGGAAAGTTCTATATCACTCTTTACTTTAAGCATAGACGGTTTATACTACCTCAAAAGTTATTCCGTTTTGTAATACTTTCTCTTCTTTCAGATACTCGCGTACTGCGTTCATGACAAAGCCGGTGATTGGATTTTCAACGTATGTGAATCCTTTCAACGTGAATTTGTCTTTTTTGATATTATACGTTGCCCAAACGGTAATTTCGTCGCCGAGTTCGCAGACATAAAGCATATGAGAAGGCTTGTCCGGGAAATGCGTTATTTCAAATCTCTTGCCCATCGTCGTTCTCCTTTAATTTCCGTAAAATTCTTTTGAGTTCGCACTCGTAATTTTCGCAGTCGTATATCGGTGAAAAATCTTTCAGCCATTCACATTGAGGAAGTCCGACGCTCATATCTCCTGCGCACTCATCATCGTCACAAAGGTTTAGAGCATATTCTGTAATGCTCAATAACTTTTGGCGTAGTTTTTGGTTCTCTTCTACCAAAAGCGGATAATGCTCTATCATGCGCTTTCTTTCCTGTTCCAACTCGTATTGCCTGCGCCGCTCTTCCTTTTCAGAGTTTTTGATTCGGTAAAGCGCGTTCGCGCGCTCTTCGTCGAGATAATACTCTCCGCTCAAACTAAACGCATCGCAGTTAGAACCCGGCAAAGGCTTCGTTACTTCTATAACACGGCGTTCGCCGTCCGCGTCGTACGCGTATATAAGAAAACAATCTCTCTTTTCCTTTTTTATCTCGTACTTCTGCGGCGGCTTTGTTCCGTCGATTAAAACGCACCAAAGGTATCTCGGCTGTTTACTCATGTTTCTTGTTCTCCTCCAAAAGTTTCAAAAGCTGTCTGCGCCGCTCGAACTCTTTCTCTATCTTAACGGTAAGTTCCTTTACCTTTTTTGTTTTTTCTTCCGAATACTTGATATTCATATTTTCTGCGCCTCCTTTCAAGTTCTCTTTTTCTTTCATATTCGCGTTTGGTTTTCCAAAAAATATCTTTTGTGATTTCGATTTCGCCTGCCGATGGCGGGAGCGGGTATGTCTTGTACTCCCACCACTCGCGGCTGTCGTGCCGTCGCCTGTACATCCAAAAGCCCTCCCCGCCGAGCATAAGGGTTTCGGGTACATAAATGCTACCGTCCTCCCTGTCGTACCACTCGTTCGCTATCTGCTTGAAGTTGTACACCGGCACGGACATCTCGTCAAGGCTGACCCACTCTACGTCGTTCCATGTCTTGCCGTTTCGGTTCAGGATTTTCGTTGTTTCGTCCAAAAAATTTACAATTCTTCCCATAATGTGTGTTTAAGCCGTTTATTTGCCCGTATTTCGCCCGAAAGAATCTTTCTCGATAAAATACTCATGCAAAAGATTTCGGGCGAAATAACGGCAAAAGAATGGTTTATTTCAAACGGCAGGTTACGAGAGCAACTTTTGTGCCGTCTTTCACTTCGGTAAACGGAGTTGCAAGCCGTACCGTCCAACCGCAGATAACGCCAAGTTCAATGTTGCACGAATTTTTGATTCCGCATATAAAAGCTCCGTCCTCATCTTCGCAAACAAATTGCTTTGGGTTGATAGCATTTTCGAGTTCGACAATATCTCCGACGAACAGCGGTCTGCCGTTTATGTCTTTGTATCTCGTGGGATTACCGACTGTTCCGTAACATTTGCCCGCAACGGAAAACAAGCGAAGTTTTTTAGGCTCTTTCTTTTCAGGTTCGGGCTGAAACGCTCGGTCAAAAGCTATCGTCGCTCCTGTTTTGAAGTTAAACTCATCGTCGGGGTGTTTGCGTGCCTGCGAGCGGGCAACGACTTTTCCGTTCTTTTTATACACGGCGTTGGTGGTTTTGCCGTCGCTTATGATATGGAGTTCGTATTTGTCGGTTGCGGGTTTGAGCATATCAAGGGCGTACGCGAAAAGTGTACGTCCTTTCGCCGTAAAATCCTGCAAATAAACGGTGTAACCGTCTTGTCCGATACGGCAAATCGTCGCAAAAGTTCCGCAGAGATGTCGCATAGAATCAATAAAAAAATATTTGCAAGGAATATCTCCGTCATCGTCCAAGCCGTATTCTTTTTCCATTTCTTCCCACGTTTTGAACTGAACGCGGTCACCTGCTTTGAATTTCATTTTTGTGCCTCCTTTTTTATTTTTTTAATAAACTCAAAAGATTTTGCTAAAATAGCGTTCGATTCCATTATTTCATCGAGGTTTATAAGTTCGTTCGGGCTGATTATAGCCATAAGTTGCAAAATTGAACTGCTTTTAATTGCAGATTTTATGGACGATTCTAAACATTCGATTTCTTCTTCGTTGATTTCTATTTTCATTTTCGTGACTCCTTTAACCCGCACAGAACGAGGCGAGAATCACCGCGGGTTCGGTGTATTTTTCGTCTGCCTCGCCGATATACTCAACTTCGATTTTATTCAAATCTTTCGCCCATTCCCAAATGATTAAGCTGCTAATATTTTCTTCTGTTTCTTCCCGCACAAACTCTTCGTCAAATGGAAGCATTTTTCGCGCCTGTTCTTCGCTTTCGGCTGCGCACACAAAAGCGTCGAATTCGTCATAGCCTACGTAGTCAGTCCTTTTCACGAGAAACAGTTTCATCGTCGTTATCCTCCCCGAAAAGTGTTCTGACAGCCTCGATAATATCTTCTTCGTCGCCTTCATACCCGTAAGTGAACGGGGTATTCGGGATATACGGTGCCTGAATATTACTCATTGTCTTGTTCCTCCTTTCTTTCGCGGTATCTTTGAGCGGAAAGCCTGCTATACTCGCGTTTCTCTTCTTCGTTGAGTTCGCAAAAGCGTTTGCCGAACAGCCGCACGGAAAGCGTCTGCGAATAATCTTTGGGTTTCGGATGTTCATTCGCAAAAGCCTTATACGCGAGTTTTTTCGCGATTTCCCGCCTTTCCGCGGAAATCTCTTTTTTGAGTTCCTGAATTTTCGCGGAATACTCCTGAATGGATTCTTCCATTTGCTTTTTCAGTTTCCCGAGTTCTTCGTACATCCGTTCAAGGTATTCCCAATGCTCTTTTTTGTACATGATTAGTTATCCTCCTCCGCAAAACACACGTCGTCAAACTCGAAATCCACGCTCGACCAGTCCACGACACCCACACGCAAAAGCACGCCGTCCAGAAATACGAAATCTTCTTCCGAAAGTTCCAAAAGCTCGACGTCATCCCAAATGCGTTTGCCTTTCTTGTAACTCTTTGCCATTGCCAAAAGCCTCCTTTGTTTTTTAGGTACTTATAGTATATTAAAAAATGTTTACTCTGTCAAGTATTTTTTAATACTTTTTTGAAAAATGTTTACTTTTCTTTTATCTTTTTATTAAATTTTTCTGTTTTCTTTCAAAAGCGTCAAAAGCTATGAAAAAATATAAAAGCAGGCAAAAGCCGAAGGAACACCCAAAAGCCAAAAGTCCCAAAAGCTGCGGGGGAATAAACAAGGCGTTGACGGTACGGGCGGGCGGCTCTGCCGGTGGGGCGCTCTGCTGTCGTCGCTGCCGGGCTTTCCGATGGTATAGCGGATAAGGCACGGGCGCGGGGAATCTGTCAGACATGCAACGCAACGCGGGGATTTTGGATTTCTCTTTTTCTTTTATATATTTTCTTTTTCTCTTTTTTTCATAGCTTATTTATACATGTTCAGTATAAATAACAGTGTATAAGCCTTTTAAACGGCTTTATTTATGCGCGTATATATTTATACTAACACGCCCTCCCGCGTACGTTATAGCCCCTTTTACGCTTATATATAATACACGGATATAAAACTTTTCTCTATGTCCTTTCTATTATTGCGCCCGCACACGCGCGAATCATTAGTACGCGCGAGCCACGCCCCCGCACGCGCCCCCGCGCGTACGTGTATATTATGCCCGCGCCCGCTTGCGCGCGTTTTGTATGATTTATTATTAAGTATTTGCCCATCCTTTCAGGATGGGATTTATTATTATTTTTTTTATTATTGAATTTTTTTTGTTTATAGTATAATTTTAGCGGGCACAGCTTTTTTGCCGCGCCCGCTTTTTTTATTTGATAACTTTTATTTATTTCTTTGCTTGCTGTCTTATCTTCGCCGCTTTGGTTTGCTGAAATGCTTCATGAATATGTCGAACAGGTCAAGCAATACGTACAGGAATAGCCACACGTTCACGCCCTCCCCGCTGCCAAATCGTCAAGCAATATTTGCGCCTGATATAATGCGCGGGCTTGTACGTCCAGCCAGTCCTCCGACTTGTTCGGGCGGCGCTGTCCGTCTTTGGTGCGTTCTAATTCTGACGGGCTGCATAGCGTGCGGGCAATGCTCCCATCGTAAACAAGCGAACAACCGCCGCGGCTGTATTGCTTCCAGTCTTTCGCGCCGTTAAGCGCGTCAATATGGTTTTGCTTGCTGCCGGTGTATTCGTATTCGCCTTTGTTCATTTGCTCCCATTCTTCCACGTTTTCCAGCGTGTCAATAATTTCGTGCGCGTATTCTTTCACGCCCGCCGCCCAGCAACTCCGTGTTTTATGGTTTTCGAGTTTTTCGCGCAATATCTGTAAATTCATTTTTTATACCTCCGTTTTTGTACAAAATTAAATAATAGTTTACAGCGCCCGCAACGCGTCAAGCCACGCGGCGCGGATTTGGTCAAGCATTTTTTCACGTTCGGCGGGTAACAAATCCCAGTTATTAAAAATTTCTTTTGCCTGTTGTTCATAAGTGCGCGTTACGTGCCGCGCGTCCTCTCCCGTCATGTTGCGATAGCCTGTATTTATGATTATATCATGCGCGGGGCGGTATGCCGACCAATTCCAGCCGTATACGCCGCCATTAGCGCCGATGCGGTCATGCCCTTTTAATAAAAATTGTGCGTCACAGTATCCGACATAATAAACGCGTGCGCCGTAGTTGTGCAAATCTTTTCTTGTCAACATGGTAAAAACCTCCGTTTATAAAAATATTTTTCGGGCGGTATAGCCGCCGCCCGTTCGGCTTGCTTTTTCAGTTTTCCCAAACAACCGCAGCCCCAATAAGTCTATTTACCGCCGCCGCCTCCATAACATGAAAGCGCCCGCGCTTTGTCAAGCCGCTTCGGCGTATGATGTTTTGTCCGTAATAAGTGCGCTGTGCCGTGCTATAAAGCACTTGCCACACGCCGCGCCCGTTCACGATGAATAGATTATTTTGATATATCCGCATAGCCTCGTCGCGCGTAAACTCGGCGCCCGCGATTTTCAAAATATCGCCGTTTAATTGTGCTTCGTTTAATTCTTTGTAGCTTGCTTCCCATTCTATCATGATATAAAACCTCCGAAAAATTTTATTTTTGTTTTGCTTTTGCCTGGTCTTACTTTTTCAGCCGTGAAAGCTGAAGCCGTATTTTTTGCGCGTGTTCGAAAAGTCTTTCGACCTCTTGCGCGGTCAAGTATTGCGGCGGCTTGTCAATGATTTTGTCAAGTGCTGCAAGCAATCCGCGCGCGCTTTCCGCGCTTGTGCTTGTTAGTATTGCGCCGTGCTTTTGCATATGTTCGCCTCCTTTGCTTTTCTATGGTACTATTATACACTATTATATAACAATAGTCAAGCATTTTTTAATAAAAATAATAAACTTTTTTATAATTATTTTATATCTTTTTATTTTCTTTTTTATATCACTGTATAATATTGCTTTCGGATACGCTTTCCAGTATATCCCTGTTTTAAGCCCGTAAACGGCTTTGTAACGGCTTTTTCCATTTCCGCCGAAATCATACAAGCAAGCACGCTTTCGCACGTTACAGGGCAATTTTCAGACGCATCTCAATATAGCATGGCGCAAGGCTTTTCCGGCGCTTGCTTTCCGTGTTCCACGTGGAACAATTTTCGCCCGTGTTCCACGTGGAACGAACGACACGCCCGGAGCGGCTTGCTTGTCGGCGCGCCCCGGCTTTGCGCGCCCCCTTCCCCTGCGGCGCTCGCTGCGCTCGCGCCCCATTGGTACACCGAGATACGTTTTCAAAAAACAAAAAACAGTTTTTTACACGTTTTCAAAAAAACAAAAAACACAAATTTTTTTCAAAAATGAAAAAAAGGATTTTAGAGTAAAAGAGTAAAATCGTCTACAAAAGAATTTTGAAAATACAAAAAATGGGGTGGTTATTAAAAAATTAAAAAAGTGATTGACAAAAGAGGGAGAAAGTGATATTTTATAATAGAAGCAGCCTGAACAACGTAAAGGGAGTAGGTGAAGAACTGAAAGTAAGTTACGGGGCTGCGCCTAAATTTTTATGAGAGTTTTTAGGATAGGCAAAAAACGGAAAAAAACTCTCTGGTTGGGGTGAAAGCGTAATAGTGAGTAGCCCTGACCATATTTTAGAGGAGGTATAGATATGGAAATCATAAAGCACGGAGATTTTAGGAAGATGAGAGTATTTGTATGTAATGAATGCGGGTGTGAGTTTAGGGTAAGTGAGTGGGAATGTGGGAAAGGCAGGGATATAAACAGCAGGATAGGGAAAGAGTATTATTTAACGTGTAGTTGTCCTGAATGTGGGAATATCTGTAAGGAAGGTAGTTTGAATGGAACAGCAGAAGAGTAATTATGCGAAAGCGAAGGCACGGAGAAAGACGTTAAAGAAAGTACAGGAAACGACGAATGCGAGTTTGAAGAAACTGGACGAAGTGAATGAGATACTTTCGGACGAGTTTACGAATCATTTGCCTGACTATGTACATAGGAGAAAGAGCGAATTTCAGAACGAGTTCAAGAAATATTGTTTAGCGCATGAGGACGAGATAGCCGACCCGGAGAGAGTAAAGAAGTTATACATGATGAACCTGCAAGATTATTTATGCAGGTCATTTATCACGAGCACGATACGGATAGACGGGCGGAAATACAGTGCGGTACATTTAAGGCTTGTGAGTGATTTCTACTGGGAGTGTGTAAGTGAGATAGTAGAGAAAGGCTTGACGTATATTCCTACGATACAGCAGTTCGCGAGGTTATTGGGGGTATCGGTGCAGACGTTAAAGAACTATATGAACGCGCCTGACGATGACATGCGGGAAACTATCTTGATGATACGCGACAGGTTTGTAGATTTTTATACTGCGCGGAGCATGAGCAGGCAGATTTCGGAAGTGATGAGTATATTCACGCTGAAAGCGGAGTATAATATCAGGGATAACGACACGCCGCAGACGGTAATAAATAATAATACTATCTCGATTGGCGCGGATATGTTGGAGAAGTTAAGAGCGGAAGAGAGTAAGTTCGGAGAAAGCGGCGGAGAAGTGAAGGAATTGTTTGACGAGGTATAACGCATGGGGTATAAAGAATCCAGAGATGAAAAGATAAAGTACATAGAGGACACGCTACGGAAGATAAACGAGATAGCGCGGAGCAGTACGGACATAAACTCGTCGTTGGATTCGTATCACGAGCGGTTAGTATATCTTCTGCTGCTTTGTAACGCGATAGAAGAGGGCGAGAATTTAGTACGTTCGGAGTTTGGAAAGAACGTATTTTTAGACCCTGAGGAGTTTGTGAGGTTTGATTATGTGTTGAGCCAGTACGCGAATAGAGCATATCGCGCGATAAAGAATATGCTTGATTATTACTTCGCGTATAAACAGGCATTGATAGAGAATCAGAGCATCGGCGACGATGAACTTAAACTCATGATGAAATACAGACTTTCCATGCTGTATATCTCTGCGAGGTGGTCGGTTGAAAGGTTTATCGAATGTTTCGACGAAGATAAGCCGATGAGTAAGAAAAAACTTCCGCGGAGATTACCTTTGCTCCGCGATGTAATGCCGTGCTTTGACCGTTTACTTGCCGTTAAAATGGGTATGCGGTTTCCGGACGGGTTTAATATCAAGAAACTCGTGGTATGCGTACCTCCGTCGAGCGGAAAGACATATTGCGCAAATGTATATACTTGTCTTATGCTCGCACATCACCAGATTTACTATAAAGAAACCGGAATGATTCGTATGACGAACACCGCCGACAATGCGTTGGCGTATGGTTCGCAAGTCTATAAGATGATGACGGATAAAATCTTTTTGAAGATTTTCCCGGAGTTTGAGAAGTATTTAGACCCCAAAAAACAAAACAAGATGTTTGCTTACGAAAGCAAAGAAAAATACTTACTGAAAGACTGCTCGTCGGAATGTACGGACAGCATCTTCATGTTCGGCGTAGAGGCGAGTATCAACGGTAAACGTGCTATGCTTGGTTCTGTCATGGATGACTTGTCCGGCGGTCTTGACGATATGGATAACGACGAGTTGCACAAGAAGATTACGGATAAGGTGATGTCGGACGTACTCGACCGTTCCGACGATGACGATTCGCCTATCGTGATTATGGGAACGATGTATAACGAGAACGACGTACAGAACTCGTTTATCAATAACTGGACGAGAGTTGGCTTGAAACAGCACCCGAAATACCAGAACGTAAGATATACCGAGGACGGTGCCAATGCCGTGTGTATCGTCGACGTAGAGGACGGAGAAGGGCATAGCATCGCTCCGATACTTTATCCGGATTATAAACTCGAAGAAAAACGGAATTATTTCAGAAACCGCGGCAAAGCGTATGTCTATAATCTGATTTACAGACAGCATAAGGACAGCAGAGAACCGAAAACGTTCGCGTATGAGGTATTGCCGAACCAGTACAACTATGTTCCGCAGTATCTTCTCACGAACATGAAAACCAAGTGCTTTATCGATACGACAAGGAAAAACGGTTCTGACTATTTCGCGCAGCCGTTCTTGGTGTTCAACGAACGCGACGGGAAATGGTGGCTTTTGGACGCGGTATTCGAGCAGAAATCTTTGGGCATGGACAGCGACCCGAATAATCAGTTCAGGGATAAAGTCTGCCGTAAGATAATCAACATGAAATGCGTCGAGGCTTGCATAGAAAGCAACACGAGCAATACCACGACCTTGGTTCTGAAAGACAGATGCAAGCAGATGGGATATAATTCCTGTAAATTCAGGAACCATTATACCGCGAAAAAGGGCAAAAGTTCTTCTAAAATCGTTCAAATCCTGAATATGGAAGAGGCGATTAAGAATAATATCGTGTTTCCGAGCGAAAAAGCGAATGTTTCGCCGTATCTTTATCAGTTTATGCAGCAGTTCACGCATTGGAACAGCAAATTAGGGCAGGTAAAAGCCAATCCAGACGATGCAGTGGATAGTATCGCCAAGTTCTGCGAGGAATTTATCTACAAAAAACAGGTTTTAGGCACGATTAAACCCTCTTTCTCCGTTTCTGATATGTTCGGCGTCGCACAATAAAAGAAAAGCCCCGCATATTAACATACGGAGCAATAAATATCGTGGAGATACTGCAATGACAAAGGAAGAAGTCTTACAGAAACTGAAAGGAAAGTATAAAGTTGTAGAAGAACGTGAAATCTATAAAGGCATTCAACTGCGACTTGATAATAAAGCCGTTGTCAACTGCTATGTAACAGGCAGACACAACGTAATGGGTAAAAACACTCGGGTTATAGAAGAGTTATTAAATATATAATTCCTTGTTTAAGCAATAGTGAAAAGAGCGAAGTACCCCCATGCAAGATGGAGATACTTCGCTTTTGAACATATAATTCCCCGTTTGAAGTTTCTTGTTCAGTAATCCAGCGAATACGACATTTCAGCCGTATGCAATCACTTACAGTCTGCCCCATAAGTATAGATTGCAGTCCCTCAAAAACAGACTTCCTACTCCCGCCGCCTTTTTTTATTGTGGTTCAAGCGTTTACAGCCCACTTTGCAGGATAATATATGGATTACGATACATTACCCCCGTCGAATTGGTACGCGCTACAACTCTGCGCGGTTAATCTGCAAATGAAAAAATCCGAAATTACTCGTTGGGGCAGCAACTTTCATTTCGGATTTGCAAATCCTTGGAATATTTAGTTATGCTTGACTATTTAGCCTGCCCTCTAAATACCCAAGGATTGATTGTTGACATCTTTCAATGTCGGCTGTATTGTAACATAATTTTCTGTGTCTGTCAACCGTTTTTTGTAATTTATTAAAAAAATTTTTTTAATTTCTGTAAAAACATTGACAATTCTGTTTTTTTGTGCTATTTTGTATATGTATTATTCCGATTGGAGGAAAATTCTGTCGTGGGAATGAAGTATTATGGACGTAAAAGAATATATACTGATATTATCCCTGACGGAAATATCGCCCATGATAAAGAGGTAATTCCGCAGATTCTTGCGAATGCTATTCCCGTACATACGGAGAACGTCAGCAGGATGGATAGGCTCGTGAATTACTTTTATAACTACACTGATATTGACAATAAAGAGAAAATATCTCGCCCCGAAGTCAATAACAAAGTGGCAATTCCTCGCGCGAATACTACCGTTACGACTATAAATTCCTACTGCTTCTCTAATCCGTTCAAGTTTATTAGTTTACAGGCAGAACAGAAGGTAACAGACGAACTCAAAGAGTTCAACGACTGCTGCGAACTCGATAATTATGCCTCTAAACTCATTGAAACGACGGAATGGAGCGGCATTACAGGTCTTGGATACAAATTTGTAAGTAAACCGAATGAAAAGGACTTACTTGATGGAAAATTCTTCAAGACCACAAGCGATATTGACCCACGCACTGCATTCTGCGTGTATGAGAACACGATAGATAAAGAAAAAGTACTCGGCGTTCTTTTCCATGAGAAAAACGTTGTAGAGAACGGTCAGAATTTGAGATATACCGAGTACAATGTCTTTACGAAATGGCATCAGTGGCGGTTCAAGACACAGGACTTCACGAATTTCTCGTGCATTCAGTTCCCGATTATTCTTACGGGTCAACTCGAATATATCGACGCATATCCTTTGAGCATACTCGACAACGGCGTTGCCACGGTACGGAACGCAAGCACGATTCCTCTGATTGAGTACGTGCGTAAGCCTGACCGTACGAACGATTTCGAGAAGTCAATGCTTCTCATGGACGCTATCAGCGTTGTATTGAGCAACTCGGTCGATTCCGTGGCACAGAACGCGGACTATGTGTTCAAGTTCAAGAACGTAGACGTCGGCGAATGGGATGAAAACGGGAAGAACCCTGTTTTAGATACTATTAAAGAAGCGCTAAAAAATCATATCTTACCGATTACGGAGATTGAGGGCGCGCAGAACCAACCCGACGCCGAAATCATGGAAATTCCGCTTAATCAAAGCGAGGTGCGCTCGCTTTTGGATTATCTGACGGAACAACTCGAAGAATCTTTGTTTGTGCCGAACAGGAACACGTCGAGCGGCGGCGCAGATACCAATTCGAGCGTTGAAACAAGAAACGGATTTAGGTCTTTGGAAGATATCGCAGGCATTATTACGAGCCAAGCAATTAAATCCGAAAAAGAATTTATCCAATGCGCATTGGAAATCGGGAAGCAATATGACGGCTGCCCGTTTAAGGACTTGAAAGCCAAAGATATCGGTATTAAGCCTATGCGCAATAAGATTGAGAGCCTTATCAACTCGACGCAGGCGTTTGCGACTATGATAAATTCCGGCGTGAACAGGATTACCGCATACGTTGTCAGCGGTCTTGTGGCTGATGCTACGGATACAGCGGCTATGGATAAGTTAGAGCGCGACGAGAACTTCCAAGAAACGGTAAGGCAAGAGATTGAAAGACAACGTGCTATGAACGAAGTCAATCAACAGAATCAAGAGAATACTACGGTTGAGGAAATCGACGTAGAAGAAAGCGGAAATAACCAGTAATGGTTTTTCATATGGTTGACGAACCTTAAACGGAATACGCCGACGGGCATAAAACGGATATGGTCTAACTGCTGACCTTAAATGGAGGTAAACTTAATATGGCGGACGAAAGCATTCTGAACGGCGGAAACGGAGCGGCTACCGAACCTGCACCTTTCAAGGTGTTTAAGACGGAAGAAGAGTTCAACGCATACAGCGCTTCTCTGCGCAAGAGAGCGGAAAAGGACGCGGCAAAAGAACTCGGTGTTATGGCAGAAGGCGGGAAACCACTTGACCTCGAAGCATTGCGCGAGAAAGTACGCGCAGAAGAAAGAGAAAAAATCCGCGACGTTGTTGGAAAAGAGGCTGTCGAGAAGTACAAGCGCGAACTCGAAATGACCGAGGCAGAGAAATTCGCCGAGCGTCAGAAAGAGTGGGAAAAACAGGTACGAGAAAAAGATACCGAGTTTAACAAGCGCGAGGCAAAGCAACTCATGAAAGAGGCAGGCTTTACCGACGAAAGGATTGAACTTGAACTCAATTATGTCAATTACGACAGAGAGGCAAGTATCAGCCGTATCGTCAAACTTTGCGAACTTCAAAAAGACGAAGTTGAAAGCGTAAGGAAGTCTGTTTTGCAACAGTTCAGTGCAAGTCATCCGAATATTAGTATTGCAACGGGCGATGCAAACACATTGCAAGCACGCTACGACGCGGCTAAAAAAGACGGTAATTCTGCACTCATGGCAAGAATTATCAGAGAAGCAGGATTAAATAATATTCAATTAAATCAATAAGGAGAATTTTTAATTATGGCAGTAGCAATGACCGATACCGTACTTAATTACAGCGGTTTGCTTCACACCAAAACCAACGACAGCACTCGTCTGCTCAATGCGATTTATGCTCGCGGTCGTTCGCAGGGCGAAGGCATTACCAGCACGGGCGTAAGGAAAGTAAACTCTATCGAGTTCGCGCTTTCGAGCGATTATTCGATTCCCGGCGGCACGCAACCCGCTATTTCCGAAAACGCATCTCTGACGGCTCCTACGGAAACGAATATTACGCGCGAACAGAAAAAGAACTGCATTCAGATTTTCCAAGAGGCTGTCGGCGTTTCGTACCTGAAACAGAGTGCGGTCGGAACCCTTTCGGGAATCAATATCGCGAATCAGCGCAGTAACGTTCTCGACGAGGTTGATTTCCAAGTTGCAGGCGTTATGGAAAAAATCAAGAAAGACCTTGATTATACGCTCATCAACGGCGCATATCAGGCAAGTACGGGCAATACCGTTGCATGGAAGAGCAAAGGCATTATCACGGGTCTTGCAGATTCCACCACCGAATATACTGCTCTCTCCCCTGAAACTTTTTCGCAGGCAATCAACACTGCATTTGGACGTGGTTTCGTATTTGAGGACGGCGCTTTGGAAATGTGGGTGAACCCTGCTGACCTTGCGACGATTAACTCTATTTACAGCGACCAGAACGGATTCGGGCTTCCAGCAAGCAGAACGGAAGGCGGTTTCGCAATCAGGACGATTATGACCGACTTTGGTCTGCTCGACATCGATTACGACCAGTATATCCCGCAGGGAACGATGCTCATTCTCAACATGCGTGAACTCGCAGTTGCGGAAATGGACGTTCCTGAAAAAGGCAACTTCTTCTATGAAGAACTCGCTCGTACGGGCGCTGCGTTCAAAGGACAGATTTACGGTCAGGCGGGTATCGACTACGGCGCGGCACAGAAACATATCCTGCTCACGAAAGGTTCCGGCGGCTAATATCGTTTCTTCCGCAAATTAACATAATCGGAGGAATGATATGAAATTCAAGCGCAAAAATGATGCGTATTGCCTTTGGATTGACGAGGCAAAAACGATGATTATTTGGGATGAGAACGGCGAAGCAGAAGTGGACGATAAAAACAAGAAAGCCATTAAATATTTGCAGGAGCACGGCTTTATGATAGCCGTACCTTCTGCAAAGGTTTCTCCCGTTACTTCAAATACAATCAAAAAAGTTTAATAGGTAAAGAGGACGGATTATGTACAATTCTCTCGAAGATTATAAAACTTCTATAATTCAATCGGCGGAAGAAAGATTGTTTTTCATGAAAAATATAAACAGAGAGGGTAAGGCAGTACAATCCGTCCTTTCTAATTTGTGCAACAAAGGGTTACAAATTATTCGGCAGTGGCGAAAACTCAAAGACGATAATAACGACGAGTTTTTGAACGGTATGTGGAGTAGCCAACACATTGATTTTATTGTTGATTCATACAATGCTTTGAATGAAGAAAACTACCGTACATCAAATGTCGGAGGCATTTCCCGTACCTACAATATGCCGCCTGAAAGCGTGTTGAAATCTAAAATTCCGCAAAAATTGTTTTAATCGGGAGGATAATCATGATTCCGAACGATATGACAGAAATATATGTAGCGTATTATATCGGCAAGAAAGGTAATAAGAACTATTACACTCAACCGAAAAAAATTAACGCGAATGTTGTCGAAAACAACCTACTCATTACGGAAGAAAGTATTGGAAAGTTTCGTAATTTCGATTTGACGCTGAATATTCCGCAAGGCGATGATGTTCAGTACATCAATGAAGATTGCGTGTTTTGGATACACATATCCCCGAATGAAACCGCGGATAATTACGATTTTATCGTAAACAGGCTTGGCAACAATAACAGAGAACTCGTTACGGTCTACTGCGATTCCGTTGCTCCGAATAACTCAATGCTGTATTACACAAATAACGGTAAGGATATTTACGGATTCAAACTTCAATACAATAAGTCCAAGAATGTCGCAATCGTTAGAATGAATACATACATACCTTTTAACGAAGATAGCACGATTTGGAACAAAAAGCCAAATACAGCATCAGATACAGACGGTCGTATTGTTTATTCGGATAGAATCATTCGCGGTAATTCATTCATAATCGAGTTCGAGGATTACGATGATAACGGTTAAATCTACCGGTGTCGATAAAATCATAGAAAGGATTAAATCGATACAGGATTCGTGCAACGTCAATTCTCTTTCTCCGATTACGGAAAAGATAGCCGAAAGAATCAAAGATTTTATCATAAACAGGTACATAAGCACAGGTACTGTTTGGCAGGAAAAGAACGGGAATTTATCGACAGTAAGCGGTGATGACGTATTAGTTATCAAAAACGCTGACAATTACGTTATTACCATAGGCAGCAGGACACAACCTTTTGATATGCCAGACCACTCGAACGATACAAGCGGTTTATACGCAGGACTTCCTACGCAAGTAAATCCGTATTTCTTTATTGAGTTTGGTTTCGGTATAGCAGGTCAAGACAGCCCTGTTAAAAACGCTGAAAAGTGGGGTTGGAGATATAATATCCATAACCACACGCAGGCATGGACGTTTATAGGTCTGGACGGTACTCCGACAGAAAGTATAGGTGTTCATGGTGCAGGCGCGATTAACTCGCTCTTAAATTCAGAGTTTAAGAGAATCGTAAACGAAGTTATAGCAGAGGAAAGAAACAATGGCAGCACCGACAGGTAGCCTGTATTTCCAAGAAAGCGAGATAATCCTTTCTTTGGAAAACATGTTAAACGAAATATTTTCGAGCGATGAAGCCATTGAGAAATTCGGCACTACGGTCGATATTCGTTCGGAATACGACAACATTTCCGATGACCTGTCTTTCCCGTGCATTCTGATTTCGTTCGACGATTACAGCGCAGACACTGACCGCGCAACAGGCACACAGCCGCAGAACTTTACTTCGTTTGTACTCGTTTTTGAAGTCTTTGCTAAAAGTACTTCTATGCTTACTCCTACCGCCGTACTGCGGCAGGTAGCAGAGTATCTGATTCAAAATTTACAACAAAAATTTCCGTTGTTGAGTTTATCGTCTAATCGTTCTTTGCCTAATCTTGATGATACCATTTCAAGACGGCAGATAACGTTCCTCGGTAAAATAAATAACGAAACTCACATGATATATTCCAACTAAAAATTAAGGAGATAATATTATGGCTATTAACCTGACAAGTATCGGTGTTAAGGTAGCATATGCGATTGAAGCTACGGCGGGAACAAGACCTGCCACGGGATATAAGCATATTCCGCAGATTACCGAAATCCCTGATATGGACGCCGAGCCTGAAGCGTTGGAAACCACCTCGCTTGATAACCTCGATTACAGAACTTATATTTCTGGGTTAAAAGACCTTGGTGGTTCTCTTGCGTTTACCGCGAATCTTACGCAGGAATTGCTCGATTTGTGGAATGGAGATGGTTCTACTACGGGAGTAATCGGTGAATATGAAACTGCAAAAAAAGCAGGCAAATCTATGTGGCTTGCTGTTGTTATACCCGGTCTTGACAAGTCTGTTTTCTTTACGGTAGAACCTTCTCCTATCGGTCTTATGGGAATGGGAGTAAACGAAGTTATCGACTGCTCCATTTATGTTACCCCTACAGGCGAACCGAAATGGGATACTGCTCTTACGGAGGAAGCATTTGCAGACGCAGATGCTATGTCTGCGATGAATTTCAAATATTAAGATAAATTTACGGAGAAGAAAAAATGGTAAAAAAAATCACTGTGAACGGGAAGGAATATACTCTTCCCAAAATTGACTTTGACGCTGTATGCGAACTTGAAGAGTTGGGATTTGATTTTTCCAAAGTGGATAAGAAAATGATGTCTACGGGTCGCGCTCTGCTTGCTTTCGTTATGAAAACCGATATTCATACGGCAGGGAAAGAATTTGAGAAAGCAATGAAAGCAGATAATAACTCTATGCAGACTATTATGGTTCCGCTTTTCAACATGATTTCCGAAAGTGATTTTTTTCGCGCAATGGCAGGACAGGAAATGGCGGAGGAAACTCGACCGAGTTAAACGAAGCCGAAACAGACGAAGGGGGGAGCGTTTCTAAATCATTAGCAGATTATAATTACCATGTTAGAGATTGGGTTGAGAATGAATTTCTCGTCCCGTTTTTGAGCATAAATGGTGATTATAATTTGTTTTGGAAATTAACTCCCCGAACTCTGCAATTTTTCTTCCGTGCCGAAGAAATGAGGCAGAAAAGACAACATAATATCGACGACTTGCACAACTACCAACTCGGCGTTTATATAAAAATGGCGCAAGCAAGTAATTTCGATAAAAAAGCAAAATATTTCTCTAAACCGAATTTCCAAATCGATTTGTATAAAGGAGAGAAAAAAGAACTCTCTCAAAAACAAATCGAGGCAGAGAGATTAAAAGTTCAAATGTTTTTCTCAAATCTTGGGAAATACGTTCATATAAAGAAAAACTAAATAGGGAGGTAGTAATGGCAGATTTTCAAGACTTGGAAATACGATTACAAGCAGTTGACAATGCCTCTCATGTTTTGCAGAAGATTGTAGACCAACTCGAACAGATAAAAAAATTAACGAGTGGTTCTAATAATATAACGCCAACCGGCGGTAATTCTTCTGAAATAAAAAAACAATCGCAGGCATTAGAATCCGTTGCGAAGTCTTATGATAATATAAAACTTGCCGCGGAGGGTGCTACAAACACGGAAATACGCTATACTAATGCGCAAAATAATTCTACACAAGCCGCAAAAAATTATATTGCAGCGACTGAAAAAAAACGTAGCGCGTTAGAGAGATTAGCCGCCGCTCAAAAACAATTAGAAAGTGCTAAATATGATTATGACTTAATATACGGGTCGCGTCAATATTCCAACGACCCAAAAGATATCGCAAGGTATAATCAACTTGAAGATAAAATGCGCGGGGGTAGCCCTAATTATGTAAACCAGCAACTCGCAAAGGCACAAAAAGAATTAGCAAACGCTCAAAAAGCCGTTACTTCTGCATCTTTGCAAGAAGATAAAGCATTAAAAGCGTTATATAATTCTCAAAATAATCTACAAGCCGCTTCTAATAATCTGAATAAAGAACAGAAAAAATTAGAAGAAACAACTCAAAAAACTGCAAAAGGTTTTGCTTTGTTTGCTGCAAAGGCGGCTACTGTATTGAGAATTGTCCGTAAATTAGCGGATGGATTATTTTCAGCCGTTGAAGAAAGCGGTGCGTTTGTAGAGAACTTAAACCTCTTTGCTGTAACATTCGGTGAAAATTATGAGAAAACGCTCGATTGGGCGTTAGAGTTTGCCGATAATCTCGGCGTTGCGTCAAATGAAATCGTAAGATTTACAGGTCTGTTCAAACAACTTGCTGATTCAATCGGTATCACAGAAGATATTGCTACCGATATGTCGCAGGTGTTGACACAATTAGGGTACGATAGACAAATGCTGTCGCTTTACACAGAAATGTGTATCGAAGAACCTTGTGAACACACAAATGTGTGGTGTGAGCAATATAAAATTGCTTGCTAACGGTGAATATCGTAATAGATTTATCTATCGACAATACCGTGCTATGCCAACATAAGTTGGAGAGTGTAACGACCATCTCGAAAGAGAGTAGCTTTAAGGTGAAATTCCTTATTGCGAAGTGCAAGGCAACCTAAATTTAGGTTGATGATATGGTCTAAACCCGCTTTCTTGAAAAGCGTTAAAGTACAGAGAAATCTGGGGTATATTTGTTAGCTTCCTTCTACAACATCTCGACTGAAAGCGCATTTGAAAAGCTACAAGCTGGTATTTTTTCGGGTAGAGTTTTGCCCCATGATAAAGTAATTTATCATGCAAACCCCTCTAATTTATGGGAACTCTTTATTTATAAAGACAATCATAAGCAAAGACTTGACAAAGTGGCTTAATTCGTTTATAATAATATACGACAAATAAAACCGTTGGAGTATATTATGTGGAAAAAAATTGAAGAAGTCGATTGTTATGAAGTATCAGATAAAGGCGAAATAAGAAGAACTGTTTATACAGATAGCTTTCATAAAAAACTAAATGGTACAGAACAAATTATTCGCCAATATTTTGACAAAGACGGATATAAAAGAGTACATTTGAGCGTGGGTCATGGTATCGTTAAACAAAGAATGGTACACAGATTAGTTGCTTTAGCTTTTATTCCTAATGACAATCCTCTTCGCGACCAAATAAACCACATAAACGGAGATAAAGCCGATAATCGGGTAGAAAATCTTGAATGGTGTACGCAAAGTGAAAACAGACAGCACTGTTTGAAATTTTTGAATCCAAAATTAAGAAATAACAAATTATCCTATAAGGTTCAACAGTTTGATTTAGAAGGTAATCTAATTGCTGAATATAAATCTGCAAATGATGTACATAGGATTTTGGGTATATCCCAAAGCCACGTTTCAGAGGTTTGCAGAGGAGAAGCAAATACTTATAAAGGATATATTTGGAAATACGTCAAGTAATGTTCAACGACTATCCCGAAAGGGAGTACACGCAAGCGCGTGGAAATGGGGGGAATCCTTAAAAAGGATTGTGATATAGTCTTATCTGCATAGTGATATGCAGCAGTTCATAAGAGAACGGGTAGAGCGTAGCGAACTCTATTGAAAGTAATGCAAACTAAGCCACTTCGCTCCTTAGGTCTCGACGTTACGAGCCAGACGCTTGATAACTTACTGAAAACTAACGAAGCATTTAAGGATTTAGGCGTAACGAGTTCAAAGGCTTTATTGCAATCCGATAAAGCCATGCTCCGATTGATTGTCGTATTGCAGAACGCACAAAATTCGTTCGGCGATATTAACCGTACAATCAATACACTGTCGAATCAGATTCGTGTATTCCAAGGCGCATTATCGAATTTGAAACTTGCTATCGGTGATTTATTTGCCGAGCCTTTCAAGAATGCGCTGATTTATATAAATGCTTTTCTTATCGCTATTACAAAAATAATAAGAGCGTTCAAACCTATTGACAAAGAATCCGAAACCGCGGGCGCAGGCATGCAACAGTTTGCAGATGATATTGAAGATGCGAACGACGCGGCGGCAGGCGGCGGGAATCTCGATTTTGACGAGTTCCGTGTATTAAGCAGTGGCGAAGATAGCCAACTTTCCATTACACAAGCAATCACCGAAGAACTTCAAAAGCAAATTCAGGCTTACAATGACCAAATCTCTGCAATGAACGAAGTTGGCAACAAGGCTGTCGAAATTGCCGAGAAAATTCGTGATTGGTTCATTGTAACAGATAAAAGCGGCGCATTCGTGGAATGGACTAATAATGCAAAACTTCTTTTTGCTGCATTAGGTACTTTAATTGCACTTCCTATTGTAAATAAAATAAATAATTGGATAACATCTTTTATAAAGTTTACATCGGAATTAAAAAAAGCAGAAGCGGGTACAAAAGCATTAACTATTGCAAGTAATTTATTGCGTGTAAGCGGTATATTTTTGTTAGTATATTCGCTCACTCAACTCATTACAAGTTGGGATGAATTAAACGCAGGGATGAAAACTGTTTATATACTTTTAACTGCATTAGGTGCTTCACTTATTATATTTAGCAATCAAACACTTTTGCAATCTCTTGTAAAAGCATTAAAATCTGCATCTAATCAAATGAGTCTTTTTTCAAAGGCTACATTAGCATCCAGAGCGGCTTTTATAGGATTAGGAGTTGCTCTTGGTGCGGGGGTTGGTGCGTTATTAAATGAACTTCCAAGCGGTATAAGATTGATAACTGGTGCGTTGTTAGCGTTAATTCCTGTTGTTATTTTAGCCGCAAAAGGTGTTGCAGCTTTTCAATCCGCTTGGTCTTTGGGAATAGCCGCTGCAAGTATAGTGGCAGGTATTATTGCAATTTCAAGTGCTATTGATGATGCCACAAAAGAAGGCTCTTATAATTTTGGATTTGCCGAAGGTGGTATCACAGACGCTAACTTCATCATGACGCATGAAAACGGCGTTCGCGAATGGGTTGGTCGGCAAGGAAACTCCACTGCTGTTGTTAATGATACGCAGATGTCCGACGTTATGGGAACGGCAGTACGCAACGGCGTATTGGAAGCATTGTCCTATAACACAGGCACGAACGAAACATTCAACATCACAGTACAAGCGAATCTTGACGGACAGAAAGTATATGAAACTACACGCAAAATAGCGCGTAAAAACGGCGAAAAGTTCGCCAAAGTATAACTGAATAGAATTAAGAATGTATAGGTAAGGTAGTATGCAGACATTAGTACGAAAAGCGTTAAAAAACAGACGAAATACTATTGCTCCCATGTCGAATATGCGGAGTTTGGAAGATAGTGTAACGTTTGCACGAATTTGGATTGATGGTTATGAAATCGGCGGCTATCTTACCTATACTGCATTAGACGCTAAATCATATTTTACAGAACCTGTGCGAAGCCTTGACGGTACGATTGAAAACTTAAACGCATACCCTACATTTTTAACACCGCAGGTTACGATTGAGTTTAAGTATATGAAAATCGAAACGTACAGGACGATAATCAAAATCATACAGGAACGCAACGAGCATATCGTAAAGTACTACGACATAGTTCAGGATAAGATGGTTACAAAGAAAATGTACTTCAAGCCTGAACAGTTGCCCACGATATTCCAAAGGCGTCTTGAAATCCTCGCGGTAACGAATTATAAGATTGAACTCGTAGGCACGAATGCAGACCTTAATTCGTACAACATTCAGTATCACTTGAACCCGCCCGAAGATTCGGGTGTAGAAGATATCCCGCCTGTCGGTAGCGATAACTATGTTTCGGGTGAAGAAGTAGTAATTGGCGAGGGCGATGGCGCGGCATCTATCCGAGATAACGCATCCATGATTGCGGCAGGTTATTCGTTCGCAAGTTGGAATACATCTCCCGACGGAACAGGCGTAAAGTATCTCGACGGATATGCCTACACGCTAAACGACACATCGACCGAGAACGGCGTGTTTAATCTATATGCTATTTGGGATAAACACAACGCATATACTCTTTCTTATAACTACGGCGTTGCCAAAGCATATATCGACACGGGCACGAATCAGGAACTTACGAGTAAAGATATAACCTATAACGACCCTTACGGTACACTCCCGAATACAACGCCTGACCCCGTAGAATTTCAGGATAACGAATATCAGCCGTATTCTAACGGCGGTTGGTATAAAAATCCTGTTAAAACATATACGGAAAATCCTGATGGTTCGGTAGTAGTTGCAAACAAAGTAGAATCTACTACGCTTTACACAGTCAAAGGAAACAGCACGATATATCAGTTATTCGACGTTGCGGAATATACCATTAGTTTCGTAATGAACGAAGCAACTGTACCGTCTGAAACGTATTCAGATATTACAGCGCCTTACGGTGCTTATGTGGCAGCGCCGCCCGTACCGAAAAAGACAGGCTTCGTTTTCGACGGTTGGTGGACTACTGCGGATTTCCAAGAAGGCACAATGTACACATTTAATACCATGCCTCCCGCAAACATAACGCTTTATGCAAAATGGGTTGAGGACGAAGAGGAATAAACTCTATGATTAGAATGACTGCTGAAATTGAATTATTGAAAGGTAGCGGAGAGATAAATACGCAAAGTATCTCTATCTCTCCCGCCGGAAACAATATTTCGGCAGACATCGCAGACGTCGTTAGCGTCCGTAAAACAGGCTCAAATCCGTTTTTATTCGGGATTAGTAAGTTGGGTAGCGGAGCAACGTTTTCAGGCGGAGAGGGATATTTTATAGGCTCTCAACCGTCCGATTCAAACGGAAATTTTACTACACCATATTCAGTATCGTTTGAAATTTTTTACGCGGGTCTTTCTTCTATCGCGCCTAACTTTTCTATCGTTTTTGACACATACAATAATGCGTACCCTAAAAATATTACTGTTTCATATGTAGGCGAAAGCCAAGGTACTCCGATTCAATTCGTAAACGAAACTCCGTATTTCGTATTCAATTCAAGCGAACAAATTACTCTAAATTCAAATCATAGAATAACTTTCACAGTTACAATGTCCGATTGGTCTATGCCCGGTTATCCTTTGCGCATACAAGGCATATACACAGGTCTTTGGATATACGGAAACAGGCAAAATATGCTATCGCTCTCCGCGCCGATAAAAGACCGTAGCGATAACGAACAGCCGAGTTACGGGATTATATCCAACGCAGGCTCTTTGTCGCTTGTAGACGGCACAGGGGAGATTAAAGAGTATGCTCGCATGGGTTTGCTCACAACTGACTTGGACGTAAGCCTTACGCTTGAAGATACCATTACTAAAAAACATCAGTCTATTGGTAAATTCAAAACGAACAAGTGGTCTTACGACAACATGAATTACGAAGTTACCATAGAATTGAAAGATGATATAGAAAGATTGCAAAATATAAAATATAGCGGCGACCCATTAGCAGGTAATAGAAGTTTTTATGATATTTATTGGAATCTTATAAATGGATTATCTTCTTATGGATATACAATAATTACCGGGGGATTTGCACGAGGTATATTGGATAATATATCAGGAAATCATATATATTTAGATAGTGGAACATATTGGGAACAACTTACAAAATTTTGTGATATAGTTGGACTTCATATATATGAAAATGAAAACAAAGAAATTATTGTTTATTCTGATTTTGGTGGTTAGTATTATGGCTATTGTAATCACGGCAAGTCAAATATATAATATTATTGAAAATAATAAAATTATAGATAATCAAATAGATGGAACAGAGGGAGAAGAAGGCGATTATTATGAACAAACAGACAGTTCTATTTATTCTGAACAAGTAGATAATTTTCAAGCCACAAATCCATGGGGATTAGATTATTTTTCAAATACATGGGTGGAAACAGATTCAACTACACGAAATAGACCGGGTTTTAGAGTTTGGTTTAGTGGTGTAATGCGAACCATTGGTTTGAATAGTAAAATAAAACCTGATACAATAAATGTATCTGCTAAAATAAAAACAGATTGGGATACATCTGGAAGCCCTGCTGATAAAACATCTACATCTGTTATAAATCAAGAAATTGAAGATTTAGTATTCCAAGATATACCAAATTATAGAAATATAAATTTATCTACTATAATGAATTATGCAAACGACCAGTTTGCAATAACTGCTATTAAATACAATTATTATTATAGCTCAAATGGAATAAATATTACAGAAGAATTTGTTACACAAGTCCAATATGTAGCAGAAAAACAAACAAAAAATGCTGATGGTAGTTGGGGAAATAGCCAATATAATTATAGTGATACATATATCCACGTTCAGGAATTTTCCTACGACGTAAAATGCACAACTTATAATATTGAAAATGAAAATTTTAGTTATGGTGGAAATAAAAAATTTCAAATAAATTCAAATGAACTTTTATTAAATGATACTCTCATAAACAATAAAAAAATTTCTGAATATAATTATGAACAGATAACAAAAAGTTGGTTAAACGGTAAAGAAACAGCAACATTGCAATGTAGTATCGGCGAATATTATGACGAAGATGGAAACCTCGCTATTTCCACAAAAAACAATGATTTGCCAATGTTATTTAATATAAGAGATGTTGTAATTCCTTATATTCCTGTTGCAGGTGGCGGTACTGAACCAATGTCTAAAAAAAAGGATGGTTCTCCTAAAAAATTTCAAGTTACACAGATTAGACCATATTTTGACGGGGCATTTTGGCAAGAAATTCAGCTACAAGAAACGAATGTCGGATACACAATAAAACAACTTGATTTTACGAGCGGCACGGATGGTAATATTTTAACAGGTTATGCCGCGCCAGACCAAACAATTATAGTAACAGAAGGGAAAATTATAAATGCTTTTATTTCATGGAAAGCAGGTGACCTAAATATATTAAGACCAAATCCAACAATAACGATAAATTCTGATAATAATTCTTTTACAGTTTCACGTGTTTATTTATTATTAGCAAATAGAACCGCTACTGGAACGGCTGAAATAATGTACGAGGTATAAAATGGCAGCATTCACCCCTACGAAAATAGACTTAACACAAATAAACGGCGGGCAGGAATACTTGAACGGCGATGGCGTAAACGCAGATTCCGTAAATGCTGCGATTGAGGCTTCGGCATGGGCGCAAGACCACGCAGAAACCGCCGAAACGAACAGCGAGAATGCCTTAAATAACAGCCAAACGCCCGAAGGCGTGTCTGCCATATCGATAGCCCAGAAAGCAAGTTCTGACGCGTCTAATGCCGTTTCTACGGCTAATACGGCAAGTACAAACGCTTCGAGCGCAGTATCTACCGCAAATACGGCAAGCCAAAATGCTACGCAAGCAGTAAATACTGCTAATAATGCTCTCGCATGGGCGCAGGCTCTTACCGCGGAGCCTGACCTTACGGAAGCAGGGAATGTAGGAACGCCGTCCGTATCATTCGTAGATAACGGTGAATATAAGAAATTCAAGTTCTCAAATCTAAAAGGCGCAACGGGTGCGAGTATAAAGGATATAGACTTTATATACCAAAGCGAAACATCTACTGAAACCGTATATGACGTGCAGACAACGCTTGACGATGATACCGTTATAGACAGCGGCGATGTAACAATCCCGAAAGCGGCAATTCCAAAGGTTAGCGAAATAGCGGAAGAAGGGCAAGTGACGCCGAGTGATGACCTTATGCTCGGTGGGTTTTTCATGACAGAGGTATAAAGACATGATTATAAGCGGAACGCCTGACATAATCATAATTCAGGGAGATAACTACCAAAAAAAGATTTATTTCACGAATTTTGATATAAATTTGGTAGATTCTGTATTTTTTAGTTGCAAAGTCTTGAATTTATCCAAAAAACTTGATAAAATAAATACAGAGTATTTCCTGCTTTCTTTTACGTCGGAGGAAACAGAGAAATTCGCTCCGCTTAAAGGGAATTATGATATAACCGTAGTATTTACAGACAGTAAGACAAAAACTGTCTTATACAACTCGTTTATAGAAATTCTTCCGAAAATAAATACGATACAGGAGGATTCAAATGAATGAGAAATGCTCCGAAATTAAAATACTGATTGAAAACAATCCTTCTAAAATCGGTATAAAATTAAAAGACGATTCGCCTGTAAAGATTGCCGCGGAAGAAAGTATAAGCATTGCTGCTCCTACGTATCACAGAGATTTACTTGGTCTTGATTACGAGAGCAGCGGTCATACAGGTTTTGCGAGTTCAAAGGAAGTTAAGTTACTTCTTCCCAAAGACATCAGCGTATTACCGAAGAATGATTTAACAAATCGTAAAGCGCAGATATATCTTTACGACGATACGAAAGAAGAAAAGGAAACACAGGTCACCGTAGAAGAACTATTGGATTCAAAGATAAAGACGGTAGATACCGTTCCAACGAATTTACAGGATAAAGATTATATATTTTTGGAGATTAAACACTAATGCCTGCCGCAACCAAAAAATATACAATTCAATCAAAGCAGCAAGACGGCTCTATGACTACCTTGTACCCCGAAACGGACGGTACGGTAGTTCATTACGATAACTCCACGTCCGGGCTTACTGCAAGCAATGCGCAGGCAGCGATTGATGAATTAAAAACCTTGGTTGAAGAAAACTCAATCGAGTACATGACCGATGACGAAGTGGATGCGTTATTTAATTAAGGAGGTAAAAGAAAATGCATACAGTAAGCGGTGTTTGGAAATGGAATGATACAATACCATTTGCGTCATCTGTAATAAGACAGGTTGTAAATTTCAAAACTAACTTTTCAGTTGGAGTATCTGAAAATTTAGGTTATATTTATGTTTATAGTAATGAAACTTCCCGTGCTGTATCTTCTCCTGTATTGGAGTATAGTATTGATAACGAAACCATTGGTGAAGTAGTTTATAAGAGTAATTCGAAGTGGTTATTTGAAGGAGCAAAAACAATAGACTTCGGCTCATCTCCGCAAGAAGTGTCACAAGACTTTTATAATTATTTAACAGCAAATGCAACAAAACAGGAACAACCTACTATGGCGAAGGTAAAAGGCGTTTGGGTTTGGAATGATGTCCCCGTTATTCCATCAACTGATATCAGTCAAAATATAAATGCACAATCCGGAAGTTTAACTGATATTTCAGAAGTTAGGTTAGATAGTTCTGGATTTAATCGTGGTATTCATTATGTTCATGGAAGTAATGATGCGATTGTTTTTATGGGAAGTACAAACACATGGGGAGATGAATCTTACAAAACTATCGATTTTGGTGAAACAGAACAGGAAGTTTCACAAGAATTCTATAATTATTTAATACAAAATGCAAAAAAAGGAGGAGGCAATATGCCTGATTCAACCAAAAAGTATCAAATTCAACAGAAACAAGAAGATGGGATGCTTACTCTGCATCCCGAAACCGACGCGTCCATTGTTATTTACGATGGAACAGGTGCTGGTCTTACCGCAACTAACGTACAAGACGCAGTAGACGAACTGAAAACTCTCGTAAACGATATTACGGGCGGCGGTGTTGTTACGGGCGTTAAGGGTGAAGCCGAAGAATCGTACAGACAGGGCAACGTAAACATCACCAAAGCGAACGTCGGCTTGGGCAACGTTACGAACGATGCGCAAATTCCGCTCACGCAGAAAGGCGCTGCAAGTGGCGTGGCTACGCTCGACGCTAATACAAAAGTTCCTATCGCGCAGATTCCTACTATTCCCGCGTCGAATATCGGTGATTTGAGCGCGAAGTATATCGCAGTAACGCAGAAGGGGGCGGCAAGCGGTGTCGCTACTCTCGGCGCTGATTCCAAGGTGCCCGTATCGCAACTTCCTGATTTGAGCGCCACATATATTCCTGTATCGCAGAAAGGCTCGAATAGCGGCGTTGCTACTCTCGGTACCGACGGCAAAGTTCCCGCGTCGCAGTTACCCTCTTATGTAGACGACGTTATCGAGGGATATTACTATAACGGTCAGTTCTATTCCGATTCGGCACATCAGAACCAGATTACGCCGGAAGAAGGTAAAATCTACATTGACCTTTCTACAAACAAAACATATCGTTGGGGCGGATCTACATACGCGCCGCTTGATTCAGGTCTTGCTCTTGGCGAAACGACGGGCACGGCATATGAAGGTAGCAAAGGTAAGCAGAACGCAGATAATATTGCCGCTATTATCGCAGGCACGCAGAAAGTAGGCAGTGCTACGAACGCAGACAATGCTACCAACGCAACTCATGCTACATCGGCAGATTCCGCTACGGAAGCAGACCATGCGACATCCGCAGACAGTGCTACGACGGCAGGAACAGCAACCAACGCAGGCAACGTAACGACGAGTATCAACGGCAATGCGCTCACGGAAATCTTTGAAGAGAACGGCACAACCGTTAAAGCGGCTACCCATGCCACGAGCGCAGATTCCGCGACGAATGCTACGAACGCCACAAACGCCACAAATGCCACGCAGGCGGGCAAACTGACTACTCCTCGTACGATTGGTCTTTCGGGAGATGTTGTCGGTTCTGCGTCGTTTGACGGCTCTGCAAACGCTACCATTGCTGCAACGCTTGCCGCGTCGGGTGTCACCGCAGGAACGTATTCCGTTGTGACCGTAGACGCCAAAGGTCGTGTTACTACGGGCGGTCAGATTATTGAAGTAGGTACGACAGGTCAGTCCTCGCCTACTACTGCTCTTGCAGTCGGAGGAATTTTCTTTAAGGAGATTTAATAAATGAAACATCTCTCCATAAAAGTTGATGCAAACGGAACTACCGAAGAGGTTGAGGTACAACAGGCTGTAAAAGCGACGCAAGACGGAAACGGAAATAACATATACAATACGTATGTAAATTTATCGTCTGCCCAAACAATAACGGGCGCAAAGATATTTCAGAAAGATGCGCAGAACTCAAAGCCTTTGATAATTCAGTCAGGCGGCGTTACTACGAGTATCGGAGATAAAAACGGCGCATGGACGCAAATCATGACGTCTGCGACTACAAACGGCTTTGGCTTTGAGGGCCATATCAATGCGATGGCAGGGTATTCTATTTATAGCGCAGACCATGGCGAGGTGGCGTATAAGAGCGATTTTCTGAATGTATTGTTTCCCGTCGGGGCGTATTACATTACGGAAAGCATAACGACGCCCGCGAGCCTGTTCGGCGGGGAGTGGGTGCAGGTACGTGGCAAATTTCTATTAGGTCAATCCGTTCAAGATGGTTACCTTGTTGGTTCGGAAGGAGGTGAAAAGACACATACACTGACGACCGCAGAAATGCCTCAACATTCACATAAACCGCATCAGTTTACATGGATTGTATCATACGGATTTAATACTGGGCAGAATGTAATAAGCGGCGGGAGCAAAGGTAATGCCAATATATTTAATGTGGATGATGATCAAAACAGATATACTGGTACTGCGGGCGGAAATGCCGCGCATAACAATATGCCGCCGTATCGAGCTGTTTTTATTTGGAGGAGGACAGCATAAATGCGTATTTTTAACGATAACAAAACAGCAGAACTTACAAATCCTGATTTATCAAAAGGGTATCTGAAACAGGACAAATTGTTCATCGCGCACCATGAAGCACAGGAAGAAATACAGCAGCAATCGCATTATGAAGTTATTGCCGAATACCCGAACGGCGGCAAAGACCTGAAAGAAGTGATTGACGTTGAATACCGGCCCGCAAAAGATGCGTGGGAGGAATACAAGGATATCCTCGTGTATATCCCGTATACGCAGGAGCAGCTCAACGAAAATCTGAACAAAAAATATATTCCGTCGGAACAGGCGTCGCTGGCGGCGGTCGGCAGAATGTTTTTGAAAACGGCGCAGGTCGAAGATACTGAAACGAAAATGGCGGTTTCGGGATTGTTTGAAACGTGGACGGCGGGCAAGTATGAAGTTGGCGATTTGTGCAACTACGCAGGACAGACGTACGAATGCACACAAGCGCATGACAACGCTACTTATCCCGATATTACTCCCGAAAATCCGCAGACATGGGCAAACTTTTGGAAACCTTTGCACGGGAAGAGTGCAACGAATGCGCGCCCTTGGGTAAAGCCTCAATTCGGTACAACCGATATGTACCTCACGGGCGAGTTTATGGTTTATACGGACGGTAAAGTGTATAAATGCCTGTCTGACACCGCGTATTCCCCAGAAGAATACGCACTTTCTTGGGAAATTCAAAATTAACCCGAAAAATTTTGGCATTTTCTGTTGACAATTCAAAAATTTAGTAATATAATATTATCAAACGATAGAGTTGACTTTTTGCCACTGCGAGCCGTAATCTGCCCCACTAACCTCTCTATTGGGATTACGGCTCGCCTCCTTTGTTAAAATTATGGACGAAAAAATCGATTATAAAGAAATAGCGCTGAAATTCGCTAATGAGCATAAAGATTTTAACGACCAGAATAAGAAAGACGGCGAAGAAAAACAAATCGTTGAACAGAAACAGGAAGAGATTGACCCTGATTTGAAAGCCAAAGCGATGGTGGATTTAATATCCGACCCGAAAAAGGCTATCAGGGCTAATATTTCTGGTAAAATTCAAGAAAAAATCCAAACGGACGATACTGTTCAGGAACGTTTAGGCAAGACTGCCGATACGATTATCGACAAGAACCTGTCCGCTGAACAGAATAAAGCCATTGCCGACAATATATCGAGCCAAAACGATATAAACGAGGCAAACTTTGAGAAGTATAAGAACGAATACTCTCATTTCGGCATAAACACAAAGGTAGACAAAGAGTGGAAAACTAAAATTATAGCGGTCATAAACGACTTTTGGTTCATTATTTTCGCTATCATTTCGTTCTTTACCATTGTACCTGTATCTATCTTTATCGAACGTTTGAGGGCATTGAAAGGATTTGTTAAAGCCGTATTTATTATACTCGGCTGTTTATTGCTTGCCGGAATATTGTTCGGACTTGTCGTCCTTATATTCCATTTTGCAGGCATAGATTTCTTAAAATAATGAGGTAGATTATGAAAACTGAAATTGTGGTAAACGTTGAACTTATTCAACAGAAATATTTGGATTTTAAGGCGAAAGAGCATACCGAAATCGAAAAGGCAGAGGCTGTCGCGCGTAAATCTGCGGCAGAACTCGGTTGGAACGACGTATCTACGCAGCAGATGGTAGATTACGTTGTCGGTACGGCAAAGGCTCAACTCGCGAGTGAAAAGGCATTTTGGGATGAAATCGTTACCGAAAAGGAAATCGAAGAGCAGGTTGAGGAAGATGTTTCTTCTTCCGATACTGTTCCCGATTTGCTTTAATAAAGACTGTGAGGGTGTGTTATGAGCAAAATCAGCGAAATTTCCAAGAAGTACAAAGCAGAAGTTGAAAATGCTAAAAACGCCGAGTTCTCTACGCGGTACGGCAGCCATTACAACACCGTTGTCGTTCCGCACCTGAAAGAACTGGATGACAAGTTCAACAAAATGGTTACGGAAACCAAGCAGAAACTGGATTCCGAAAAACAGGAATACGTCGCGGCGCAGCAGAAAATGATTAGAGATGAAATCGATGCAGAATATACCGCTGTTTTAAGCACGATTGATTCCTTTATCGAAAAGGAGGGCTAATCAATGCCTGAATGGGTTATTGCATTGATTTGCGTGGCAATAGTGATTGTGGCGATTCTGATTACGAGCCTTGTCAAAGTCATTATGAAAAAGGTCGCCGAAAAAGACGGCGGCACTTTTGACGCTAAAAAGTGGGAATACCTGTACGGCGCAATCAGTCTGTTAGTATCTGCGGCTGGTGTGTATTATTTCCTTACTTTCGTTGTGAAAATGACGGACGTAAACGAGATTATCAAAACTACTGCGCTTTATGCAGGTTCCGTACAAACCATTTATCTGTTTATAGTACAACTTATCCGTAAAGGTGGCATAGGTCTTTTCGGTCTTATCGTGAAACTATTTACTAAACTGAAAACGAGCAAAGACCCTGTAAAAGAACTTCCCGAAATCATTGAGGACGAAGTTGAAGAAGAACCTGTCGAAGAAGTGAAAGCAGAAGAAATTGCTCCTGCTGAAACGGAAGTTCAGGACGACGAGATGAATAAAATCTCTGACGAATTTATTAAAATCATCACCGGCAAAACAGGTAAATAAATGAAACGCCTTAAAGAGTATTTTAGCAATAAGACAGGCGAACAAATATTTTCTTTATGTTTGCTCGTAGGTGTCGTTGCTTTAATGCTCTTTTGTGCTATTATAAGGCTTTGCGGCGGTTTGTGGTTCTCGGCAGATATGAGCAAAGTACCTGAACCGAGCAAGTTTTGGCAAGAAGTTATTAAAGGCTTGTTGCTATTTGTCGAAGCAATTTTCGTGTTCAAAATTTTATGCCGTAAATCTTGGCTTGTTTGTGGTATAACTGCTTTTACAGAAGTTGTTATAGGCATTGCAATAGGCGAACTATTCGATAATTATTTAGTATCAAATATATTTTACGCGTTTTGCTATCTTATTGTACCGTTCTTTATTGTAAGAAAAGCATAATCGATGATGAAAAGAAAGATTAAAATTACCCGTCGAGCCTATAATGCGGTCAACTACCTCTATCGCATTATAGGGTTCTTCTCCGTAGTAGGCTTGCTTATGGGATTTAGTATCTTAATAGGCAAGCCTATTGAATTTATTTTTATATTCTTGCCGTACTTTTTAAGTAAAGGCTTATATCCAATTCAGTATCATTCCAACTCGCTCAAAGAATGTTTTACTATCTCGCTTATTGTATTCGCATTGGCTACAATGGCAACGGTACCAAGCGATTTCAGTATAACTTTTTCCATTGTACTTGGTTTTGCTATCGCGTTTGGTAGCCATAAAATGGGTATCGTTCAGCGCAAGATGAACGATTACGATTATATCGAACCGAGATATAATCAACTTGTCGAGTTTTATTTGAAAGCGACTAAACCAAAACCTTTTAATACAGATACTTGCAGTAAAGATGAATTGATAGAACGTTGTAAAGAATTACGCTTTTCGAGCGAGAATACCGAATTAGCCGTTGAGTTCTTTATACGCAAGACAAAGCATAGTATTATCGCAGACAGGCTATGTATCGACGAGAAATCCGTCGTAATGCGTAAACAGAGATTAAAGCATAAATTAAATTCTATTGACAAATAGCCATGTATTTGGTATAATTAAATCGTTCAAGAAGTAGTTGCCGCACTATCCGCGGGATTACGAAAATTGAATTTCCCTGCCATGGCGGGGAACCGTAGGCGGGGATATTTCCCCGTTAATTTTAGGATTGTATATCTTTTGTAGGTGTACAATCCTTTTTTCATGTCCTATAATGTATGTCGTGAGGGCAGGGGAACGTTTAGATATTCCCTCACAGGAAAACGTTCTCCTGACTTCTTACAAAGTAATTTGTAGGAGTGAATTTTTATGTACAATTACGGAATGTATAACAACGGATATGTTCCATATTCTCAAAACGCACAGCCGTCGTATAACGCCCCTAATCAGGCATACAACGGCTTTTCTGCTGTTCCTAATGGATTTAACGCGCAGCCTAATTTCAACGGTTTTAACGGCAACCAGTACACTCAAAATCAATCACAGCCTAATAATCCTAACGCGGCACAAACAAACACAAATAAAATTTATGTGACGGGCATAGAAGATGCAAGAAACCGCGCTCTTGCTCCTAACAGCGATTTTATTTTCTTAGACAACGATAAACCGCTTTTATACCGCAAAACCGTAGACGGTACCGGCAAAATGGAAATCCATACGTTTAAGATTATGGAATATGATGAAAACGAGGAAAAACCTGCGCCTGCTCCCGTTGCGCCGCAGATAGATACTTCACAATTTGTGTCTATTCGTGAGTTCAATTCTTTAAGAAATGATTTAGACGACGATTTTAAGGCTGTACAAGACGATATAGGACGAATTAAGTCTGCCGTTAATAAACTTAATCAGCAGTTGTCGCAACAGCCATCTGCGTCCAAATCAGAGCCTCGTGAAGAACATAGGAAGGATTCTTTAAGCAATGGAATCTAAAACTGACATTAAAAAAGTAATAAAAGAAAACTACTTGCTTAAAAAAAGAATTGAAGAACTCACTCGCGAAAACAACAGACTTAAAAGTGCAAACGAATTATATTCTATTCGTATAGGAGCAAATCAGCATGGCAAATCCGTTAGGTAATGCGCCGCAGACAAACAATTCTCCGACAAATAATTTTATAAACAGCCCATTTATAAAGTTAATTCAGCAAATACAGCACGGGGCAAATCCGCAGATAATAGTAGAGCAAATGGTTCAAAACAATCCACGCATTGCTCAACAGGTAAATATGCTCAAAGGTCAAAACGGGAGCATGAGTTACAAAGATTTGGCTATAAATCTAATGAAACAGCGCGGTATAGACCCGAATCAGGTTATGGCTATGTTTGGCAATTCCTCGCAATCCAAATAATGGAATATATAATCGTAAACAGATTATGTAACGAGCGAGAAATTATCCTGCCTTTTTGTGTTCAGTTTTTGTTGAATTTAATATAAGAATATTTGCGGATATGTCGACTATTCCGTGGATATAAATAATATTTTAAGGAGAATAATTCATGGATAATTATTCGGAAGGTCTTGCAAGCGGTCTTGCTATCGGTTCTGACCGCAACAACGGTAACAACGGTTTCGGCTGGGGCGGAGATTGGGCATGGCTCATTATCCTTTTTGCTCTATTCGGCGGCTGGGGTAACAACGGCGGCTTTGGTTGGGGCGGAAACAACTGTGGTTGCAATGGCAACTTGAACTACGAATTGGGCAAGGTTGCTACGTCCAATGACGTAGCCGTAGGTTTTGCGCAGAATGCTACGCTTTCTTCTCTTAATGACCTTAAACTTGGTCAGGCTGGCATACAGCAGACGCTTTGCCAAGGATTCAGCGGTGTGAATACTGCCATTGCACAGAATGGTTATGAAACCCGTCTTGCGGTAAATGACCTTGGCTATCGTATGCAGCAATGCTGCTGCGATTTGGGTTCGCAGATTCAGAATGTGAACTATAATATTGCTACGCAGGGTTGCGCTATTCAGAATACCATCAACACGAGCACGCGCGATATTATCGACAGCCAGCGCGACGGCACAAATGCTATTCTGAATTTCCTCACGCAGGATAAGATTTCTACGTTGCAGGCGGAAAATCAGGCACTGAAATTCCAAGCAAGTCAGACCGCGCAGAACGCATTTATTACGGCAAATCAGGAAGCGCAGACCGCTGAAATCATTCGCAGGCTCGGCAGGGATTGCCCCGTCCCGAGTTATCTGGTTCCAAACCCTAACTGCTGCTATACGCCTAATTTTTCGGCTTATAACAACGGCTGCGGTTGTGGCGGTTGCGGATGCGGTTGCTAAACCTCTAAATTAGTTCCTACTTTATGTAGTTGAGAAAACATTATATTCGGCGTGGGTATGGAGTTTTCTCTATACTCACGCTTTGACTTTTAGGAGGATTAAAAAATGAGTTGTAATAGAAGGTGCAATTCGCTTTGCCCTAATCTTATTATCAGTACTTCCGTTACTGTTATTACGGTAGCAGAAACGCCTACATTGGTTATTAACATTCCGTCAGGGTCGTATAGAAATAATTGCAGATATTGTATTATTGTCGCCCAGACAATTCCTGCTACGGCTACAATAAATATGCCTGTTGCAATCTCTATCGGTGGTGTTACTACTACGGTTTATCCGATGACAAACAGGTGTTGCGCACAAATAACTGCTTGCGCAATTAGAACTCGCACGCGTTATCCTGTATGCGTTTCTACGACGGATACGGGCGGCACTTTCAAAGTATTAAGCGGTCTTTGTTGCTCGCCGAACAATGCACTCACAAGTATTCCGGCTCCTACTACAACTGCTCCTGCCGCTGTGTCTTTGGAGCAAGTTGGGTTTACAGTAAAAACTACAAATACTAAACCCAAAAAAAGCGAAGTAACGGAGGTAAACTAATATGAATCGTTTTGCAAAAATGATGATTATGCGCGGCGGAATGGACAGGCGCAACGCTCCGTATGGTAGCCGTAATTTTGACAGGCGCAGACGTATGTATGACCGCGCTGATGATATGGAAGAAGATGCCCGTTACCGTGACCGTGGCGAAGATTACGGATATGACAGCAGGCGCAGATACGACCGTGGCGACCGCGAAGATATGCGGCGGTACAGGGATAGAGCCGATGAAAATTATGACCGTGCTATGAACGACAGCGATTATGACTATATGGACGAAGATGACGGGCGTCGCGGCGTAAAAGGTACCGGCCCTTACGGAATCGGCGGGCGCAGATATTATGGTCGCAGGCGTGACCGTGGCTCCATGCCGTTTTCGGTAGAGGGAGATATTCGTTACGACGATTATGACTACGACTACGATATGGCTGATTACGCGGGGCAACAGCAAATGAAACTTTCCAAGAAAGATATTCAAACCTGGAAACGTAAAATGATGAACGCTGACGGCTCTCACGGCGAACACTTCGATATGCAACAGATTATGTCTGCGGCGGAAAAACTCGGCATAAAGTTCAAAGAATATGATGAGAAAGAACTTTGCATTACCGCGAATATGCTTTACTCTGATTATTGCGAAGTGTTCAAAAGTCTTGTTCCGAAAGATAAAGAGGACGTTGTATATACGAAAATGGCGCAGGCGTTTTTGGAAGATGAGGACGCTCCCGAAGGCTCTGAAAAACTTGCGCTGTATTACAAGTGTATCGTAGACGATGATGAATAACCGTCGGCACGCAGATACAAACTTTAAGTATTACAATGTAAATCCTCTGCATCGCACGGAAGAAGATTGCGTAACGCGCGCCATAAGTCTTGCTACGGGCATAAAATACCAATCCGTAATGAAACTCCTTGACCTTATCGCTTACAGATACAAATGTAATAAGTTATACGTAGGGTGCTATCGCCATTTATTAGAAGATGTATTCGGGTATAAACCACATTATTGTGATAATGGGGAAACGGTAATGGATATTGCCGAAAAATATAAAAATAACAAAGTTATTATCAGAATAGACGGACACCTTAGTGCCAGCATATACGGTGTCGTCAATGATATATGGGATTGCACACAAGAAGAAGTAGACGTGTATTGGATAGTAGGTTAAAAAAACCTCTCCGCTTTATTCGTAAGGCGGGGAGGCTTTTTATTAGAATATCCTTTGCAGTTTCGGTCTTTCCGTAGCGCCTTTCAACTCAAAGCATCGCGTCGAAAGGTTCATGATAGACTGTACGGCTATCTCGTTCATGCCGCGTTTCTCTGCGAGAGAATTAAAATCAAAGCAACTCGTAAACACGGTAGGCTTTTTGTTTGCGTACCTGTTATCCACAAGCATGCTGACCTTATCCTGTACAAAGTTCGTATCTCTGCCGTACTTTTGGTAATCTTCCATACCGATATTATCAATTATGAGTAGTCCTGCGTTTGAATACTTTTCCAACGGCTCAACATCCTGCATATTCTTCTTGCTGTAACTCTGCTGTATTTCGATAAGGATATCGTTGAGTTTCCGGAAATATACCTCTCTGCCTTTCTCGATTACGGCATTAGCGATACAAGCGGCATATGTCCGTGCGGTATGAATATCTCCGAACAGATATAACCCGTACCCGTTTTTGCAGATGGTATCGTAATTTTCAGCAAAGTTCTTACAACTCTCGAACGCATTCTTATTCTCTCTGCTCGTATTACACTTATCGAACGAACTGTTTGCATATCGTTCTGGTATTCCCGCCTCTGCCTTTATCTTTTGCACGAGCATTTGTAAACGGTTTTTCTTTGCCGTTATATCTGCGCAGGCACAAGCGCACGGGAACCATCGATTCGCATCTTTCATATAGAACATAAGCGGCTCGTCGCACTTTACGCAGCGCACGATTCCGTCATCTCCCATATATGTGAACTCTTTTTTGAGTAGCGTTTCAGCGATTTTTTCCTTTGCCGTTTTTCCAAAGGGAAGTTCAAATTCCATGTGTTTTCTCCCATAAAGGCATCGTCATTGTTATTCTCCTTTCATTGCCTTTTGCTGATAATAATATTCTTCGTCATTCAGTTCTTTGTGGCGAACCATATAACGCTGTATCTCTGTTACAGGATAGTTTTTAATAGCATTAAAACTCCTTACATATACATCGCAATTTGCAGGGATAGTACCTAATACACTCTTTTCCCAACATTTCACGACTACGCCTATATATCTATCCTCTACTACAACTATATCACCAAAAGTAAATTTCATTCCTTTCCTCCTTTCAGCTCCGCGAGGCGGGCTTCGGCGGCTTCTTTTGTCACAAAAATAGTTTTCCCAACCCTCGGTATATCGCTATAACAAAATTTATTAACTGTTATAAAAGGATTGCAATTCGTTTTACCGCCATAACTACACCTCCATTGTCCATAATAGCCATTATAAGGGCAATTTTTCCCATCGCACTTACCATGAACCTCGTAGACTTCATCGCCAATTTTGCACGGCAACTCCACCGCCTTTTTCAATCTCTCGCGCAAGGCGGCGTTTTCGGCTCTCAGGCGATAGATTTCATCGCTGATTTTTGTCGCGCTTGTAATAGTTGTATGGTACGGACAATCCTCAACTTTCCATTGCAGGTAAAAATCGTCTCCTACCTGTTTACACATATCTCGTCCGTTGTATGTGTAGTGGTATATGCAATTTCCACATTGAGATAAATCGTTAGTCATCTTTTCTTTCCTCCGCGAGTTCTTTTAACAAACACTCTTTTAATTCCTTTAATTCTTCATCTGACTTGATTTCGTAAAAGTCTTTCAAACATTCTGGTTCCGCAATTTTAAGATTATTTATCCTATCTTTTACGTTGTAATATTCCTCATATGCAGTATAAGAAAATGTCTTTTGCTTTTTAATCTTATCGCCGTCCATAATATTAACCAAAGACCAACTATACGGACGAACATCTTCCGAGTTATGCAAGATATTTTTAATCTCGTGTTCTGCCTTGTATAATACCCTCTCTATTTTTCGCATTGTTTTTTCATCGACAACAACGCCGCAATAGCAACTTGTTGAAAAGTGATAGTACTTTTTGTTTGGCAAATATTTCTCTTTCATTTAGCCTCCTCCGCGAGTTCTTTTTCGGCTTGCTTGATAAATTCTTTTTTCCACATTTCTTGTTCTGCGGAAGTTTCATATACAAATTCAGCCATTTTATCCAACGCCAATTCCATAATTTCTGCACGATGTTTTGTCTCTTTCACTTCTCCAATTACAGCCTCGATAATAGCATCGGCAATGCTGTTTGCCATAGAGTATCCACCCGTTATAGCGCGAATCTGTATTCCTGTAATTTCAGAATTAAGCACAATTTCTACTATCTTCTTTTTCAGCTCTTCGTTATTCATCTTTATCTCCCTCGAAACATTCTATTGCCTCTTTATAGTATTTGCCTAACTGCATTTTCATTTGCCCGTTCATATCTATCTTTTTGAGCATTTTCTTTCCCTTTTTTAGCCGTGTTAATCCGCTCTTGAACTCATTGAATGCCGCGGTTTCGCACTCTTCCCGCGTACGGCACATATATATTGCGCCCGTCGTGCTTATTATTTTGGGAAGTTCGTCGCTTTCGTTTATTTCTTTGAGTATCTCTTTCTGCGTTGCTACGTTCACATGGAATAAATCTGCGAGCGTATCGCGCCTTACTCCGTTCTCTTTCCCTAAATGATTCTCTTTCAGATATTCATAGTACTGATATACTATCGGTTTGTGCTTTTTTACTTCAATCATAATCCACCTCTCTAAATTATAAATTCTAAATTCTTCTCCGCGATGTATAAATGCTTACAATACTGTTTAAAGCCGTGTTTTAGGTCATAATCGCCCAAATTCCCGCTGTTCGATAAATGTATCAAGCAAAGTGTTTCGGGCTTATAACGCCTGTTTGAGAGCCAATTCTGCAATCGCTCGCAACTCATATGATTATAAAAACCTTCTTCGTTCAAAAACGTAGTGTTGAATCCCGATACATATTCTTCCGAATAGTTGCATTCAAGCATAGCCAAATCATATGAAATGTCAGGTGTTTTCGCGTCTACCTGAAAACTGTCCGTTATAAACAGGATTTTCTTGTTTTCCAAAGGATTTATGATAATAAACCCAAAGCAATTTACGTTATGTTCCGATTGGATAGGAAATACTTTGTAATCCCCTATATAACTCATTTTCCCGACTTTCATATTGTTTTCGTCGTAAACGGGAACAGAATATCTCAACAGATTCTTCTTTGATAAACTGTGGTCTAAATGCGAATGAGAAATGATACAACCCTGCAATTTCTGTAAGTTTATATATCTCATTATTTGGGATATTTTAACTCCGCACTCCACAAGCAGTTGATTCCCGTTTTTGTCCGTTATGACATAAGCGTTTCCGTCGCTGCCGCTATTGACTATTTTGATTCTCATAATTCTTGAAGTATTCTTCTAATTTGTATATCATTCGGTCGGACATGTTTTTCTTCCCGTTCAAAACAAGATTCAAAAACTCTCTTGAAATAATTCCCGATTCGCTGATGTCCTGTTGAGATAAATTATTTGCGAACATAAATTTCTTTATCTTCACAATCATGTTTTTAGTTTCCGCACTCTGTTGTACCATACCTCTCCTTTTGGTGCGCCCGAAAGAATCGGGCGCGTCCTCATGTTCTTTATTTCAGTGTTACCATGCAAGTCTTTTTATCGGCGTTATACGAACCTGCCACGAGTTTATATTTACTCTTATGATTCGAGAACTCTGCATATGGAACTTCAAACGGTTCATTGTTTTTAGCCTCGGGTTCTTCTTCGGGTTCGTCTACCGTAGCCATAAACTCGTCCATGGCATCGCCGTCATCTGCATTGTATGATTCAAACGTATCCTCGTGGATTTCGTTTACAGCCTCGTCCATACCGCTCAAATCGTAAGGCTTTACTTCATCTTCCGTCATTTCCATAGTGGAAATCACCTGCGATTTACCCATTTCATCTTCAATATACATGCCGCTCAACCTTTCGGGGAAAGCCTTGCGCAGCGCATGCACTTCTGCGACCTTCTGAATCATCGTACCAGGCTTTGTGCGCCAATTTGAATTTATATTCCCATTACTATCTTTTGCCGCATATTCATCATAAGATACTGAATCGTATATTTCTGTCTTTCTATCTTTTCGATATACCTTTGCCCATCCACCTACAACAGATTCATTCGGCAAGTGGAAAGCTCCTTCACGTTCAATAATTTTCCCTTCTTTTGTAAGAATAATAATTCCCGATTTAAACCCTTCATACTGTGGATGTGATTCTGCTCTATTAAAAAATGCGTCTTTCGTTACAACGATAGATATAGGCGAATTGTTTGAATATTTTATAAGATGTACTTCAAAAAAAGGATTTAAACGCTGTGCTTTACATAAATTGACAAATAATACTACTTCTTTATCTGTAATTTGCCCATTCCCTTTTACGAGATAATTCTTTACGGTTTCCGCGTCGAGCGTGATATTATCTCCGTTCGGCAAAGCATAAGATACTTCTGTGGGGTTTGCTTTCTGAATTTCGTTGCTCATTTTTGATTCTCCTTTTTATTTATTTTCACCTTTTATCCTGTTTATTTCACGCTGCAAATACCACACCGCCTTTTCTAAATCCTCAACTTCTTTGGATTTATCTTTCTTTCCGGCACGCGATATGTATTTTACAGCGTTTCCCAAACAGAATCCGAGATTCCATGCTTCGATTACTTTAATTGCCTCATACAGGTTATCTTCTCCGCCATAATGCGACGGGTGGTTTACGTTATCGCTCATTTTTCTATCCTTTCAATTCTTTTAATAACTTTTCATATTCTTTCTCTAATTCGTCATCACCGTATGATATTTGCCATGCCTTTTGCAAATTGATAAGATGCTCAATTTGCTCTTTTTCAAAAAGATAAAGGTGGTCAAATACTACTATTTTTCTTTTGCTACGGTCTGGGTGTGCTGTACCGCCAAAAACACATTGACAGTCTTTAATTTCATAATCACATATGGGGCCTTTCATTCTTCTTCTCCTTGAAGCAATTTTTCCACTGCGTTGTAGTCTATTGATTGCTTAATTTTTTCAATCGTTGCAAAAGTCATATCTGTAATTTCTTTCTTCGTTTTCCCAAGAGATAATCCAACGGGCAAAACCTTGAAATTTCTTACAACTGTAAACAATGTAAGTTCGAGTTGCCGATATTTACTCGTTAGTTCGGCGTTTTCGGATTCAAGGCGTTTAATAACATCGTCTTTGCTTTCTTTCTGTTCATATTTCCGCAAATCATCTTTTCCAATCCACTTATGCCAAAAACCACATTTTGCACAATATAATCCGTGTGCAATTCCTGTACCATTGTTTTTATCTTTTATTTTGTATTCTGTGCTTCCGCATTTTTTACAAACAAAATCAGTCATCTTTCCTTTCCTCCGCGAGTTCTTTTTCAGCTTGCTCAATCATATCCTCAAATTTTCCAATTTGACAACCAAGCGTTATACTATCAAAATTCTTACGAAAATTTTTGTCGAGATTGAGTTTAGTGAAGAAATCCATATATGCTTTTTTGAAAACGAAACGCTCGTGCTCCACATCTCCAATCCCAGCTGCGATAAGGGCATCGGCAAGATTATCGTAATTAACACCTATCTCTATACGATTATCCTCTGGATAATATTGCATATTATATTCCACATTCCCACGCAAAATCAACACGATTTTATTTTTCAGCTCGTCGTTAGTCATATTCATTCCCCTTGTATAAATAACCGTTCCAGATGTTGCGCTGTTAATATATCTGCTTTCTTCTTTGTACATACAATTAAACGGAGATATGCAGCCGCCTGTTGTAAAGTACTCACATTCAGGCATACAACCTTTACCGCATTTTGCCATCTTTCCTTTCCTCCTTAAAACGGAACATCAGGCACATTAAGGTGCTTAAATTCACTGAAAAGTTTTACGATTGCCAACGTTTCTTCTCGTGAAAAAATTATTATTTCATCGCTGTTTTTGTCCTCTATGTTATAATTCCGAAGCGTTAAAACACCGTCTGAATTAAAACTTGCTTGACACTTTAACGAATAATTGCTTTTATCCGTACACGATTCAACCACCTTCATTTCTCTGTCAATTATTTTCATCTTTACTTTCCTCCGCTTGCGTAAATTTTATAATCTTGAAATACTTTCTTGCAATATGAGCGACACCAATCCTATGACATTCCTCTCGCATTTGAAGATAAAATTTTTCCTTTTCATCTTTTGCTTCGCGCATTGTTTCGTATGCCATTACGCATCCACCATAACCGCGCTTAATGCACGGAACATAATCTTGTCCTTTGTTTGCACTCGCCATAACTACATAAAGTATTTTATCCATCTTTCCTATCCTCCGCGAGTTCTTTTTCGGCTTGCTCCATAAAGAATTTATGCACTCCCAAATCACTTGCAATCGCTTGTCCCGAAATACCCTCGGTTGCTCTATGATTTAAGGAAAGTATGTAAGCAGTTTCGCACAGGTCAAGCGCCTTTTCCGCCACTTCCGCGCGGTGTTCTGCTTCTTTATATTTATCCACCCAATAAAGCCTATCCTTTTCAGCATCGTCATAACCTGCCTGCAAAGCAATGTTTGTTATTTCCAAAACATCAACTTGTGCTTGCAAATCTTTCACATCACCAATCTTCGCCGCGATAAGGGCGTCGGCAATACGTTCAAACTTTCGTTCGGCGGTACACGGAACAGGGAGCGACCAAACATTGCTCATTATCTC